CACCCCCCCATCTGGATCACCACCTGGGGCTCCGACACCCTCCACGCCACCTTTCCCAAGGGCAAAATCACCGGCCTCCAACACCGCGACATGGGCGAGTGGCCAGTCACTGACTCCGGCGGCAACACCTACCAGGCCTACCGCGATCACTTCAAATGGGAAATCGGTCTTGTCCTCCGCGACTGGCGCTACGTCGCCCGCATCGGCAACATCGACGTCACTCAGCTCACCGGCGTCTCCGCGGCGAACCTCATCAACCTCCTCGTCCGCGCGCTCTATCGCCTTCCCACGGCCCCGGCCAACGCCACCGCGATCCAGACCTCGGACACCCCCGAAGTCCGCGCCAACATGGGCCGCGTCACCATCCTCTGCAATCGCGTGGTCCGCACCTACCTCGATCTCCAGGCGATGAACAAAACCAATGTGCTTCTCCGATTGGAGGAGTTCGACGGTAAGGTCGTCACCACCTTCCGTGGCATCCCGGTTCGCACCGTGGACGCAATCCTCAACAACGAAGCACAGATCGTATAAGGAGCACCCATCATGATCCTCGACGGACAACTCCAGTTCACCGGCGCTCTCGGCACCGGCGACCTTCCCACCACCGGCACCCAGGTCTCCACCAACGCCATCGACCTCCACATGGCCGGCATCCCCACCCTCGCCAACCTTCAAGGCGCGCGCGATATCGGTATCGGCGACGATCCTGCTCTCAAAATCCTCATCGAGGTCCTGACCGCTTTCACCGTCGGCACCTCGCTCCAGGTCATGATCCAAGGCGCGCCTGACAATGGCTCCGGTGCCCCTGGCTCCTACACCACTTGGTGGACTTCCCCCGTCTACGCCGAGGCCACCCTCGTCGCCGGCGCCCGTCTCTACGATATGGACATGCCCCGCCCACCCGCAGGCGTCGGTATGCCCCGATTCCTTCGTCTCCAATACGTCTCCGTCGGCACCCATACCACCGGCGCTCTTCAGGCGTGGATTCTCGGCGATCGCCACGACCAAATCTACCAGGGCACCAACAACGCGATCCTCGGCGGCTATCCCGCCGGCATCAACGTCGCGAACTGAGGAGAACCAAAATGAAACGGCTTCTTCTCGGCCTCGCCCTTCTCCTCCTGGCGCCGCTTCTGGCGCCAGCCCACGCCCAGGCTCCCGCCAACTGTGGCGTCAACTTCAATCCCGCCATTGGCATCAACTGTCTCAATATCCGTCAACCTACCTACTCCGCGATCTCCCGCGCGCTAGTCCCAGCCGCCTCTGCCACCGATATCTTCTGCATCTCCGGCTCCACCACAAAGAACATCATCATCTCTCGTATAGAGATCAGCGGCACCGCCGGGACCCTAGTCAATGCACCATTCACCCTTCTTCGGCGTGTCTCCCTCGATACTGGTGGCACCGCAGCCACCGGCACAGCTCTCCCCGCCGCTTCCCCACACAATACCGGCAACGCTACCTCCACCGCCGTTCTCACCGCCTACACCGCCAATCCGACCATCGTCGACTCATCCCCACTCTACTTCCGCTCCACTTGGCTCGCACTTCCCACCACCGCGGCCGGCACAGTCCAAAACTCCGTGATTTGGTTCTTCGGCTCCGAAGTCGAGGCCTTTGACCAACATCTCGACATCCTCAAGAACACTTCCCAACAAGTCTGTGTCAATCTCAACGCAGTCTCCGTTTCCTCCGGCGTCCTCGATATCTCTATCCAATGGACGGAGCAATAACCATGCGCAAACTCGCAATCACCGCGCTTGCATTCGTCCTTAGTGCGGCGATTGCTTGTGCCCAGGGCATCACCGGGACCGTCACGACCCAAGTCGTCATCGTCCCCACCTCCACCGCCTACTCCGCTGGCCAATGCTTCGGTAACGCCGGCGCATCCGCAATCCAACCACTAGCCAACTTAATCCTTCCATCCGGCCCCGGCGGAACATGGTTCATCGGCGTTACCCTTGTCGACTCCACCGGGTCCGATCCCGCCATTGACTTCCTTGTCTTCAACAACGCTCCGGTCGGCACCTACACTGACCACGCCAACTGTGTAGTCAACGCCTCGGACCAATCCTATCTCCAAGGCTTCGTATCCATTACCTCCACCAATTGCATTCAAGATCAATCCGCTGCCACAGGCATCTGCCAAGTCACGGGCGCCCTGCTCATCCCTCTCACCGCCAACTTCTCCGTCACTGGTCCATCGGGTGGTGGCACTCGCTCCAACACTATCTGGATCGTCCCAATAATGCGTGGAACTCCGACCTACGGCTCCTCCAAATCTATCTACATCAACTACAAAGCCTATCCGGATGCGGCTACGCCATGAAATATCTACGCTATCTCCTCTCCCTCATAGCGTGCTTGGCCGTTGTATCTGCGGATGCGGCTATGGTGGGGACGCGGAGGGTGTTGCTGGGGGGTGGGAAGGCGGCGGCTGTCAGCGCGCTGTGGGCATCGCAGAATTGGGATGCATCCGGGTCGCTGCCAGCGGGATGGACTATCACCCCAAGTGGCGCCGCGATCGGCACGGCTTGGTCGATGTCGGGAACGCGCAGCCTTTCCGTCCCGACCGATAACAACGTTGGTCAATATGCCATCTATAACACTAAAGACCCGTTTGGTGGTAATGTCGTCGCCTCGACCTGGGTTTACTTTACGAACGCCAGTTCAAGCGTGTCAAATGTGGCGTATGTATTTTGTCGAGGAGGGGCTCCAGCATCGCCGAGCACTGGCTATGATGTGCATATCGAGATAGGCGGAAGCACGCGGGGGCTCTATCTAGCTGCGGCCGGTGCTACCATTGGATCAGTGCTTAACGCGGGGATATTCTCCGCAAACACTCCATACTACATGGAGGTCACTTGCAACGGCACGACGATCTCAGCGCGCGCGCGCCGAGGCACCGATGGTTATTGGCTGAACTCTTCGGCCGTTTGGGTTGCAGCGGAAACGACGGCCATCTCGGTGACGAACTCGGCCATCACGGGCGCGGGTTATGTCGGAACGGCAGCATTCATCAACACCGGGATGGGGCCGACCTATTACGACGAGTTTGCCGCCTACCAGGTCCCGACGAACCTCGCAATCGCCATCCAGACGGAGCCCAGCGGCGCTTCGACCGTAGGCGCAAGCGGAGGGCTTGCTAACCATCGGGGCGTCCCGATCCTCGTTTCTACGGTCGGCGCCATCACGTCGCCGCTCTCGGTCACGCTGTCGGATGGCGGCGCAGGGGGGCGTTTTGTCTTCGGCCCGACACCAGCAGTTCCGTCTAGTGCGTTTGTTTCTCAGTTCAGCCCTGCGGCGGCGTCGATACCGGCGAATGCAAAATTCGGGCAGCTCACGGCTTGGTATCTGCCGGCCTTCAATCGCAGCAGCGCCGTCACCATAACGGCGTCGAGCCCGCTCGGGAGCGCCCCAAGCCTCACTTACACGCCGACGGCTTACGCGACGACCGGAAGCCCGACTCCGACCGGGCTTAGTCTCGATACGGTCGCGATGACGCCGTTCAATCAGTTCTGGACATCGTTGCCGCTCGACTTCTCGGGGGGCTTCCCGGCGCTCCCGTTCTCGACCTTCACGGCCTTCAACAATGTGGGCGGGAGTGGCGCGACCGAGACTGTCACGGCGGGCGTCTACTCTCGCCAGAACACCATCGACAACACGATCGGATATCGCGGGAATAATGTGCTCGTCACGGGCGGCTATCAGGTCTCGCTTCAGGTCAATGCCTTCGGCGGCGGGGTAACCGACAAGGTAACGATCGGTCTTGCGGTTGATAGCAATAATTACATCGCCCTGACAGCCGACAATCATGCCGGCACCGTGACCATCACGGTAGTCGCGTCAGGTTCGACCGTTGCCACTCAAGCATTCAGCAGCTTGTCATTTCCGGCCGGGACGCAATTTGCCTTGAGGATGGGGATCTACGAGGGCTCTGTCGCGGGAGCTTGGTATAAGCGACCGACCGACTCGGATTTCTATGCTCTGGGATCGACCTCGACCTTAGGCGGCTTCGACTTTCAACAATCCAGCGTCTTCACGACATTCTATCCGTTCTGGCAAACTGCTCAGTCCGCGAACACCTCGCTGAAAGTGACCAATTTCACGGCTGGCCTTCCTGGGTATGAGGCCTCGACAAATCTTGCCGTCGTTAAAGACATCACCACGGGCGCGCCACTCTTATCGACGGATGGAAACTCGATCTATGTCGATGGCGAAGTCGGAAGTCCGATGCCTTCGGACGGCAGTAATGCTGTTTGGGCGCTCAACACCAAGACCTTTGTCTTCACAGAAGTCGCCCGCCTCTTCCTGTCGAACGGGACGAAGTTCGGTGCGGGCGGTCCAATAACGATCGGTTACAATCCAGGGACCAGCACATTTACAGTGCTATCCGAGGACTTCGCGAACGTACTCGCGGTCCCTTATTACACCCAGACCACCACGGCTATATTGTCGGGTGTGCATGGTCTGGCTATGACGGCGCTGCCATATCCGGGGACGGCAGCATCAGGAGCCGGCACGCCGACCGAGGTCTATGACTGCGACGCGATATTCCAAAGCGCCACCTACTATGTCGCCTGCATGCAGACCGATACGGGGGCGGCCCATAGATGGGCAGAAATGGCGTCTGCCTCGACGATCGGTGGGACATATACGGCGATCTGGCAGGCGGCCAATACATCGTTTGCGGACGGAGCGCGCATCAGCCAGGTCGGTGGCACGCAATATGTATTTCAGTCCGTCGGACAGGCGAACGTCTTTGCGTTTCCTTTCAGCGCGTCGCCCCAGCCGTCATTGGGCAACATCCCGAATGTCACGCTCGATGGCCCAGCTAATAACCTGCTCGTCGACCCAACGACGACCAATATAGCGCATCCATCGCTGGCACCAATTCCTGGCGAGATTGGAGGGCAGACCCGCTATTTGCTTATTGGGTTTGCGATCTACACTCCTCCTTCGTTCTCCGGGATCATTCCTAATTATGGTATTGGCGTCGTTCTTGAGGCTTTGCAGCGCTACACGAGCGCAGAGTTTACGTGGGTTCAGTATCCCTATTTGCTAGAGCGCGACCTCGATCCAGCCTCCAACGACAACACCCCCGCCTTCCTGGCGCACGTCGGATGACCCTCCTCTCCCTCCCCATCCGCCTATGGCTAGCCGAGATAATTGATGACGCGCAAATCCATGCGAACTAAGGCCACAACATGGCAGTCAATAACGGAGACCTAAGATGAAACTCTTCAAATGGCTTGGGCTAGCCTTAGCTCTCCTCGCCACACCAGCCCTCGCCGTTGTCCAATCCACAGCGATGCGAGATGCCAACTACTCCGCCACGCCCAATGACGTTCGCATCGTCACCGTCAACACCTTCTCCGCAGCGCGGACCCTTACCCTCCCACAAGCTGGCGCGACCCAAATTGGCCAAGGCGGCCAATCCAATGGCTACGCCACCGCGCTTGAATTCTTCGACGCAGCCAACGGCATCACCGCCACCAATACCCTAACCATCACCCCTGCCTCCGGTGATCTCATCAACGGTTCCGCCTCATCCATCGTCGTCTCCAACACCGGCGCCAACTTCTGGCTAACCCCCATCAACGGTAACAATTGGGTCTTCGCCACCAGCGTAACCGTCAGCCTCCCAATCCCTGTTCCAGTCGCCGATGGCGGCACCAATTGCACCGTCGCCTCAGGCACATGCCTTGACAACATCACCGGCTTTGCTTCTACCGGCTTCCTTCAACGAACTGGCGCGGGCACGTATTCCTTCACAGCTCCAGCGGCAGTTTCCTTCAACCTTGGCAATCCTACCCCTACCTCCTCTTCCACCCTGGTAATGATGGGCTTCGGCTCCACCGCCACCATCACTCCTGTAACCACCGGCCGACTACTCATCATAATCACCGGGGATGTGTTCAACGTCACCGCAATCGCTGATGGCGCTGCCTTCCGCGGCGGTTATGGCACAGGCTCAGCCCCGGCCAATGGCGCGGCCGTCTCAGGCGCTCAATGTGGGCCAACCTCGATCAAATTCGTCGCGGCGACCACCGCTGAGAAGGTCCCGTTCACGATATCGTGCATTGTAACAGGGCTAACCCTGAACTCTCCCTACTGGCTTGACGTTGCCTTATCCAATATCACCGGTGGCAGCGCCGCAATCAACGATGTCAACATATCCGCACATGAACTATAGGAGGCCCTCATGGCCCGATGGAAACTCGTCAACGCCCACCACCTCAACTGCGACGCGGAATGGGAATACCAAGAGATCGACCGGACCACCGGCAAACAGGTCCGCAAACGGTTCCCCGTTCCGCGATTCCTTAACCCGTTCGATCCCCAGGACTGGAACTACCATTGGGGGAACAAAGACAACGAAGACGGGGAAATCATCGTCTGCTACGAAGGCAAAGGCGAACCCAAGGACATCATCTTCCGCGGCGACCCGACCCCCGACATGGTCCCCCAAGACGACGAAGCCAAGGTCATCTCCGCGTCCTTCGAGAAGCGCTGGTCCTACAAACCCGAAACGGATGTCCCTGGCGGTTATTCCCAATCCATGATCGACAAGTTCCAACATGAGATGGCCGAATCTCGATCCAAACCCGCCGAAATCCCTGGCCTATCCGACCTCGTCACCGCGATCACCAAGCAATCCGAGAACATCGCGAAGCTTGTTGAATCCAACCTTCGGAGAATCTAATGCCTATCTCCACTGGCCCAGGGTCGCCACAGGTCGTATCCTCGGCCAGTGGCGGGAAGGTCTATGGCTACAACAACATTAACGAAACCACCGCGCGTGTGGTTGCACAGCCCAACCCTTCTCGGGCCCAAATCACCTTCTGCAATCCAGGCGCGAATGACATGTATATCGCACCGGTCAACGTCCAGAACACCCTCGGCACAGCGCCAACCACGCCAACGAGCACGCCTCTCACCCCTACCAACGCTGCCCTCGGCGGATGTTGGCCACTCTTCGGCAACGGCGGAATCCTCGTCTTCACCGGCGAATGCCAAGGCGCCTACCAAGCCCTGGCCAAAACTGGTGCCGGCACCACCAATCCCCTAACCGTCAACGACTCGAACATCTGAGATCGCCGATGCTTCGCCGAATCCTCGCCGCTATCGCACTCATCTTCGCGGTCTATTGCCTCAGCCCGGCGCAGTCCCAGGTCCCACAACCCGGCTTCTGCGCCAATCGTCCGCTCAACGACTCCACCAACGCCTGCGCCAACACGCGGTTTGTCCAACAGGCCTTGGCCGGATTCTCCCCCGGCGCGATCTCTCTCACCACCAACCACATCCTCGTTGGCGTGGCTAATGTCGCCACCGACACCGCCATGTCTGGCGACTGCACGATCGTCTCCTCTGGCGCCATCACCTGCACCAAAACCTCCGGCGTTGCCTTTGGCTCCTTCGCTACTTCCACCACCGTCCCTTGGTCCGCGATCACATCCCCACCGACCACCCTTGCTGGCTATGGCATCACCAATGCCCTGACCAAAACCAACAATCTCTCCGATGTCTCCTCCGTCGCCACGACCATCTCCAACCTCGGCCTTGCCAAGGTCTACCAAACCAAATCCTCCGGCCGACTCAACACATCCGCTCCGCCCGGCGTTTGGACGCAAATGCAGCGCGTCAACCTTGGCACACTCGTCGCCGGTGATCTCCTCTATGCCTCCGCCTGGAACGAACTAACCACCAACGAATCCGTCGGCGGCTCCAACGCCCTTGTCAATGTCCAATTCTTCATCTCCACCACGTCCACCGATGTCAATCCCCCAACCACTTCCTCCGACTTCGGCAATACCCCTGGCGGCTCCAACACCGCTTGCAATGTCAACAACCTTATCCCAACTGTCCATCACTTCGTCTACAACTGCACCGGCCAGCTCCTCGTTCCTGCCAATGGCACCTACACCGCCATCTTCTCCGTTCTATGGGACGTAGACCTTACCCTTGCTGGCACCATCGAGAACCAAGGCCAGATCAATGTCATCCGCTATTCGCCAACCATAGGGACCATGCCGTGAGTCAGCCCAATGACCAAGATCACCTCGCGCGGATAGCCAAGGATATCCAAAAGCTATGCTCCATGATGACCACAGTCATCAACTATATCACCGAAGCCGAGGCCGAGGTCCCCGAGAAGATACGAAGATTTATGAATTACTTCCATGATCTTCATGATATCAAATTCATGTATGAAGAACATGGTCAGCCTCCGCCAAAGCATGTTCTCCAAGAGATCGAACGTCTTGACGACCGTTACCGTCACTTACTCGATGATATGAAGGAGCCTGGGGGCACCCTGGACAAAATCCGCCGCGATATGGCTCAACGCTCCGGCAATCGCCGAGACTACACGAAGCAGCTAACTCAATCGGAGAGATACGAATGAAACAAGGCTCAGGCACTTCCAAGGCCGGCGATGGCAAGATCGAACCACGATCTCACGCCATCTCCATCGACAAAGTCTCCGGCATCGGCCTCCAGCGGGTGCGGACGTTTCCTGAAACCAAATCCCTCCACGCCAGCCGCGGATTCTCTGCTCCATCCCCGGTCTCTGACGACCATCACAAATCCGGATCACAAGGAAAACACCGATGACTGATACCACCACAGTTCTACCCGCAGGGCCCGCAAATAGGCCAATGACGGGCCCTAAGTCTGCCCCTTCCCTCGACTTCGCACGCATCGCTTCCCTCCTCCACATCGTCACCGCCTGCGCCGAGGCCGCGCCCGGTCAGCTTTCCCACATCTCCGCCGCCGCCATGGCCGAGCTGAAAGCTATCCAAGATGATCTCGCACAGGCGTCAGCGGCTGCGGCGAAGGCTGCGGCTGACAAAGCGGCCCAAGATCAAACGGCCCGGCTCGAAGCGGCCAAAGCCGAAGCGGCCAAAGAGCTAGCGGATCGTGAGGCCGAGGATAAGAAGGCGAAGGAAGTCACCGCCGTCAACGCACTCGCGGCTGAGAAGGTGAAATCCGCGCCGTCCACGGTCTTCCTCGATGGCGCGTCCGCCGCTAAGGCCGGGAAGAGCAACATTCCTCCCCAGGGCCTCAATCCAACCGAATCCGCGGATTGGGTCAATGGTTGGAGCAGCGTCTCTGGCCCTGGGGCTACCTCCGCTGACTCCATGAAGAGGATTTGACCCATGGCCCGCGATATCCTCTCCGACTACGGCCCTGAGTCCAAATCCGGCTCTCGCCCTTCCAACGGCGGCCAAATGGAGAAAAAGGAAATCCCTTATTCTCCTCCCAAAGGCCCGACCAGTCAGATGCAACAAGGGCCGGGCCTCCATGGTGACAACTGCGGGAATTGCGGAACGCAAGGAAAACGCTGATGCAACCTTTTCAGGAACGTGTCGTTGCTGAGTTGAAAGACTTAGACGACAAAATTTCTAAGCTGCAAGTGTTTATACACGGCGGAATGTTCAACGCTTTACCAAGTCAAGAGCAAGAGCGGATGACACAGCAGCTATCATATATGCAAGGCTATAGCTCGGTCTTGAAGCAGAGAATTGAGGCGTTTACGCCGTGACCGCCTATGTAGACATCGTCAACCGCGCGCTCCAAATCCCCGGCACTCGCACGACCGTCACCGCCGCCGAACTCCTCGCGGGTTCCTCCAACGAAGCTATCCAGGCCAACCTTCTCATTGACCCAATTCGGCGCCAGCTCATCCGCATGGCGCCGTGGAACTTCGCGCTGCGCACGGCGAACCTTGTCTACATCACGTCATCCCCAGGCACCCCCGAGAACACATCCGCACCAACCACCCTCTGGGCCCCTGGCCAACCACCGCCGCCATGGAACTACGAATACCAATACCCCGTTGACTGTCTCCGCGCCTGCTTCCTCATCCCCGCCACTCAGACCGGATTCGCCGGGGGAATCCCAATCACCACAGCCGTCACCGGCGGAGCCGCCTCGTTCTGGCAAGGTCCACCAGTTAAATTCAAAATCCAAAATGACCAATTCTACACTGTCAACACCGCAACCGTCGCCAATGGCGGTTCTGGCTACGCTCAAGGTGATCTCATCACCCTCGCCGTCGGCCCGAACACCGCTCAACCCATTGGCGCACCGGCGATCCTCCAGGTCCTCTCCGCAGCTGGAGGCGTAATCACCGGCGTTGGTGTGGTCAATGCGATCAATGGTGAATCTCCACCTCTGGCCGGCTCCTACTTCGCGCCCCAATCCAACCCCGTCGCCCAAGGCTCCACAACTGGCCTTGGCACAGGCGCGACCTTCAACCTGACCTTCACCGGCCCAGGCCCACAACGCGTCGTCGTCACCAACCAAGAATTCGCCACGCTTACCTACTGCCAAGACGTCTCCGACCCCAACGTCATGGACGACGAATTCCAGGAAGCTTGGGTCAAAATCCTCGGCGCTTCCCTCTGTATCCCACTCACCGGGGACAAACGACTCGCGAACATGCGAATCCAAGAAGCCAACGTCATGATCGCCCAGGCTCGAGTCGGCGATGCGAATGAAGCGCTGTCTGTGAATGACGTAACCCCCGACTGGATTCGCGCCCGCGGAATATCCTTCTCCGAACCCTATTCAGGCCCATTCTCGGGCCTAGACTGGGGCGGAATGTGGCCGATCTTCGGATAACCCGATGACCATCGCCGTCCAGGCATCCTTCAACTCCGGCGAATGGGCCCCATCCCTATACGCGCGCGTGGATGTTGCCAAATACAAATCTGGCGCAGCCTTGCTCCAAAACTGGTTCGTCGACTATCGCGGCGGCGCATCCACCCGCGCCGGGACCAAATACGTCATTCAGGCCCTAAACTCCGCCAAGCCCGTTCGCCTAATCCCCTTCCAAGCCACCTCGACCGTCGGCTATATGCTCGAATTCGGGGACTTCACCATCCGCTTTATCTTCCAAGGCTCGATGGTGCTGGAGAATTCCTTCGCGGTCTCCGGCGCAACCCAGGCCAATCCCGCCGTCATCACCGTCACCGGGAACAACTTCATCATCGGCGATGTGATCTTCCTCAAGACCCTTGGCGGGATGACTCAGCTCAACTCCCGATACTTCAAAGTCCTCAACGTCTCCGGCGCATCCGTCACCCTTGGCGATCTCAACGGGAACAATCTCAACTCTACGACCTACTCCGCGTATACCTCCGGTGGAACCGCAGCCAGGGTCTACACCTTGGCCTCCCCCTACGCCGCCGCCGATGTCGCTGGCCTGAAATACGCCCAGGCCACCAACGAGATGATCCTCTGCCATCCCAACTACGCGCCGCAGGTCCTGACCGAAATCTCCGCGACCAGCTGGACCATCGGCGCGATTGTGTTCGGTAGCACCGCCACAGCCCCAGGCGCACCGGTTATCTCCTCCAGCCTATCCTCCGGCTCAGTCAACTACGCCTACGTCGTCACATCCGTCGATGGCAACGGCCAGGAATCCCTCGCTTCCCCCGTCGCCAACTACCTCAACGCCGAAGACATCCGCGTCGTCGCTGGGTCCATCTCCATCGCCTGGACCGCGGTCCCCGGCGCGATTTCCTACAACGTCTACAAATCCGATGTGTCCTACATCGGCACCGTCCCGACCGGGACAACCTTCGGCTTCATCGGCAATTCCACCGGCACGACCTTCATCGACTCCAACATCGCGCCAGACTTCACCGAAACTCCGCCGATCGCCACTAATCCCTTCCAAGGCGCGGGGATTTCCGCGATCACCGTCACCGCCGCCGGAACCTACACCGTCGTCCCATCCGCCACAATCGTCGGCACGGCCACCATCGTCGCGTCGGTCTCCCCAGTCCTCACCGTCCAAGGCACCCCCACCATCGGCTCCGGCGGTGCTGGCTATGCCATCGGCGACACTGTCCTCTTCTCCAATGGCGTCGTCCTAGTCGTCGCCACCCTCTCAGGCTCAGCTGTCGCCACATGGCGCGCTGCCTCCTTCGCTGGTGCATCCCCAGGCGCGGTCACCTCTGGCACGGTCCCGGTCAACCCGGTGGCCCAAATCCGCTCGTCCGGCGCAGGGACCGGCGCCACCGCCAACCTCACCTGGGGCGTTGGCTATGTCTCCATCCTCAACGGCGGCGCGGGCTACACCCCTACTCCCACTATCACCTTCGGCTCAGGCGCAGCGACCGCCACGGTCTCTCTCCAGCCCACCTCCAATGGCAACCCAACCGTCCCTGGATTCTTCCAACAGCGCCTTGTCCTCGCGGCCCCTCCCGGAGCGCCGCAGACCTTCTATCTCTCCAAACCCGGCGCGTTCTTCAATTTCAACCAATCCTCCCCGCCCAAAGCTGACGATTCTATCCAAGGAACCCTCGTCTCCGGTGTCCTCAACACGATCCAATCCATCGTCTCGTCCACCTCAGGTATGCTCCTCCTCACCGACAAGGGCTCGTGGATAGTCAACGGTGGTTCCTCAGGCTCAGCCGTCACGCCATCCTCCATCGTCGCCAATGCCCAATCCTTCAACGGCGCGTCCGCGGTCCGGCCGATTGTCGCGAACTACGACGTTCTCTACATCCAAGAGAAAGGCTCATCCGCGCGCGATCTCGCGTTCAACATCTACTTCAACGTCTTCACCGGGACCGACATCTCCATTCTCCCATCCCATCTCTTCTTCGGCTTCCAAATCCTCGACTGGACCTGGGCCGAGGAGCCGTTCAAGGTGGTTTGGGCCGTGCGGAATGACGGCGCACTCCTTTCCCTCACCTTCCTCAAGGAACAAGACTTCACCGGTTGGGCGCACTCAATCACCGCCGGCAACTTCAAATCCGTCGCGAGTGTCACCGAAGCCTCAGGCTCAGTCTTCGTCGATGCTGTCTACGTTGTCGCCCAGCGGACAATCAACGGCAATTCCGTCCAATATGTCGAACGCATGGCCGATCGGATTCTCCAGAACAACATCAACAATGCCTTCTGTGTTGATGCTGGTCTCAGCTACTCCGGCTCTCCGTCCACCACATTCACCGGCGCGGAGCAGCTCGCCAATGCTACAGTTACTGGCCTTGCTGATGGACTCGTTATCACACCATTCACCATGCCACCCTCGGGCATCTTCACCCTCAACAACTCCGCATCCAACGTCAGCATCGGCCTAGCTTACACCTGCGATCTCCAAACTCTCGCCCTGGAAATGGGCGAGCCCTCCATCCAAGGCAAGGTCAAGAAGATTCCTTGCGTCGACATCCGCGTCACGGAAACCCAAGGGATGAAAATCGGCGTGGATTTCAATCACCTCACATCAATCAAAGACCTCATCCCTGGCAATGTCTCCTCCACCCTCACCGGCCAACAATCCCAAATCGTTTCAGGCCTGATAACTGGCGATGCCAAGACCATTCTCTCCCCCGCCTACACCGTCCCTGGCCAATACTGCATCCGCCAAGACCAACCACTCCCAGCCACCATCCTCGGCGTGTTCCCAGAATTCGAAATCGAGAATCGGCAATGAATGGGGAATTAAAGCAAATCTCCGCGGCGACGATGGAGTGTATCGTTGACCAGCACCTGCGGTTGACTGAGGAGGAACGCGATGTTATAATCCGCATCGGCCAGAAATCTCGACCGTTGTTCTCGGGGATGTTCGATAGGAAGCTACTATGCCTGGTCGGCCTAATCCCTGGCAGCCTTCTCTCCGACACCGCCTATATCTGGTGCTACCACACCGACGAAGTCATCCGCCGGCCGATCACCTTCGCGCGCCACGCCGTTCGCCTTATGACCCGCCTGCGCCAGCAATACCCCAAGATCATCGGCGATTGCCTAGACGAGCAAAGCTGGCGTTGGTTGAGATCGCTCGGTGCTACCCCAATCTCCCACACACAGTTTGAGATAGCCTAATGGCCGATCCAGTAAGTCTACTTGCACTCGGGAGTATGGCAGCCACCATCGGCGGAGGTTTGCTCGGTGCGCAAGGCGCGGAGAAAGCCGGGACGGCACAGCTCGAGCAAAACTACTACCAAGCTGGCGTCGCCAAGCTCAACTCATCCATCGCCCTACAAAACGCCGACTACGCCCTCAACCAAGGCGAACAACAGGCGATGGAATTCGGCATCGCCGGTGGCCAACGCCTGGGCAATATCATGGCGGCGCAGTCATCGTCGGGATTGGATGTGAACACTGGTTCTGCCCCACTCGTCCGCGCTGGCCAAAAGCAGATTATCGATCTCGACACGACCCAAATCCGCTCCAACGCTGCTAAGACCGCGTATGACTACGACGTTCAATCCACGCAGTTCGAACAACAAGCGACGCTCTACGAAATGGCCGGGACCAATGCAGCGGCTGCGGGCCAGATCAAAGCCGAATCCTCTATCATCGGCACAGCCGGCGCAGTCTCCAGCCAATGGCTCCAAGGCAGCCAAGTTGGCCTATCCGGCACCGGTGACACCCTATCCAACGCCGCCGGTAACCTAGCTAGCTCTATCTCTGGCTTCGATCCGTTCGTAGGCTTGTAATGGCATCGCCAGTTCCATATTCCCCTGATCCGCAGATCGCGCCGCAAGACCGGCCGATACCTTATCGTGAGGTCAACGCGCCGGTGGCGGCGTTCGGCGGAGCGACTGCGGCTGCCCTCGAATCCCAGGGTCAGGTGGTTGAAGGCGTTGGCAAGGAACTCTTCTCTCGCGCGCTGGCGATTCAACAACTCAACCAACAGGCCGATGCTTCGGAGAAAGTCGCGGCCTACACCACCAAGCTGGGGGATGAATACAACAAATTCTCCTCGCTCTCCGGCAAAGCCGCGAGTGACGCATACCAGCCATTCGCGGATAAGATCAATTCCATCCGCGAGGACATCCGCGGAACACTCACTTCTCCCTTCGCCCAACGCGCGTTCGATCAAGAATCCCGCTCGATGCAGGCGCGGGCGCAATGGACGGCGGGGAGGTATGCTGGGGATCAGAATAAGTCTTATCTCAAAGGCGCAGCCCAAGCAGAGCAAGACGGATATTCCAACTATGCCTTGGCCAATCCCACTGACGACGCCTCCTTCCAAGTCGGTAAGCAGAAGACCATAGACCTCGCCAATCACAAGGCCGACCTAGATAACCTCTCCGCCGATGACCCAATGCGCAAGCAGATGGTTCAACAGGCGACCTCTACCCTAACCGCCTCTCGCATCCAAGGCCTCGCCAAGGACCAACCCTTCACCGCGGCGAAGATGCTGGACGCAGCGTCCAAGGCTGGGGATATCTCCGGACAGGACCTCGGCCGGCTAACGGAGTATGTCAATCGCCAGAAGCTCAACGTCGGCACTCGCCAAGGCGCCAGTGACTTCATGGCCGGGAAGGGGACCTCCTTCGGCGAAGGGAAGGTCTCGATCGACCAAGCCATGGAGGGTATTCACGGCGCCGAAACTCCGGGATATAAAGGCGACGCCGCCTATTCCGCGCGTGGCCCGGTGGTAAAGGAAGGGCCATACGCCGGACAGCAAGCGATTGGTAAGTATCAAGTCATGCCCGGTAACCTTCCATCATGGCTCAAAGAAGCCGGAATGCCGGCGATGTCCGAGGATGAATTCGCTGGGTCCAAAGACGCCCAGGAACAACTCTTCAAGACCCGCTTTGGCGGGCTGATGGAGAAGTATGGTTCATTCAACAAGGCCGCGAATGTTTGGTTCACCGGCAAGCCCGATCCTGATCCGAACAAGGGGGATGGGTATAACACCCCGCCGCAATACCTCCAAAAGGCCAACGCGGCCCTTGCCCATGCCTCGTCTGGCGCGGCCCTGTCCACCGCGGCTAGAGGTGAGGCCGAGCGATTGGCCCCAGGCGATGCGCTGTTCGCGGATAACTTCCAGCAACACGTCGAACTCCTGCGCGCGCGCGAAGAATCCATCCGCCGCCAAGATGAATACAACAACCAAAACACAATCTTCGGCGCGATGGCAGCGGATGACCAAGGGAAACTCCCAACGTCGGTCGAGGATATCACCGGGAAATCCCCAGAGGCCAAGATCGCCTGGGATGCGCTGCCTGAGAAGGACCAAGCCACGCATCGGCGCGAGCTCATCGCCAACGCCAGCCGTGGTGGCTATGCAGCTACCCCGCAGAACGAGGCCGAATACACACGCCTTCTCGGCATGGCCCTGTCCTCGGACCGATCCCCAGAGGAAACCAAAGAACTCCTCGATCTCAACGCCTCGATGTTACCGATGCCCAGGGCTTGGCGCGATGACATCATGAAGCGACAGGCGTCGATCATGAAGGGTCTAGAGGTCGACCCGCAGATGGGCAAGGCGCTGAAGGCAGCCGCGGGAATGCTTGGCGAAGCCGGAATCAGCCCGAAGAACAAGGACGACTACAACCAATTCGTCGGGGCATATCACAATGTCATCCAAGGCTGGGTAGATGAGAACAAGAAACAACCAAAGGATGATGATCTGAAGGAAATCGCAGGGAATCTCATCAAAGACCGCAGCCAACATTGGTGGAACTCCGCGGATCGGCTCTATGCAACCGAGATGAAACCTGAAGACACCGCCAAGGTCACCGCGGTCTATCGCAAGGCACATGGCACAGACCCATCCCCCACCGAAATCCATGACATCTGGGTCGCAAGCCAATACCAATACTTCTTCGGCAAGAAGAAGGCGCAATGATGGACGACCAACCCGCCGATAACCTCTACGACATCGCCGCCAGAATCGGCAATCGCGCGCCTGGAATGGCCGTGGCGAACATCGAGGAAGACCCAGCGAAAGGCGCAGAGGCGTTTGACCTCAGCCATTCCACGGACCTGCCATCACTCGCGGTCTACCATGATTTCGACAATATCAAACGAAACTACAAAGCCGGCCTTGCCGCGAGTATGGTGCGGAATTCGCCAGAACTCCGTGATTACGTCAACTCTCACCCACTCGCGTCGATCGCGTCGAATGATGATTATGGGAATCTTAGTCAATTCTCTGCGGGCGCAAAGGGCACCGCCCAGAAACTCCTCACTCTCCAGACCAAATCTCTTCTCGGTCTCATGGACATCGCCGGCCAGGGTCAGGAGGCAGCGGTCGAAGGATTTGGGCCTGGGCAGTTAGGGTCAGGCATCCTCGATGATCCTCGCGCTAAGGAGCTTCCAGCGGTCGCGGCAGGTGCGGCAACAGCCATCGCTCCGTTCGAGCTCGCCTACCGTGGGTCCTCGGCGTTGATCTCAGGCGCGATCGCGGCAGCAGGGGCCACGGCGGAGAAGGCGTATTCCAGTGTGACCGGTGATGCCTCTGGCGCCAGCCGCTTCGGCCGTGAAATCTCGGCGGTGGCTGAGATGATGGCGGTGCAGAACGCTGGGGAATTGCCAGAGTTCGCCGAACATTCGCGATTTGTGAAGGATGCCGAGGCGCAGAAGCGGGCGAATGAAGCCTACACCGCCGGCAAGCAATGGCTCGACGCAGGCGTAGATGTGCCAACAGGCGTGCATCCACTCTTTGACCAATACAAAGCCATCACCAACGTCGATGCCCTTGCCAATCTCAACGCCGACCTCGCCCGCGCACAGGAGTCCCTCACACGTGAACGTTCGCCGGAGCTATTCCAGAAGTTCGTTGAGCAACACTATGGACAGTCCGAGATTGGCATCTCCGGTGATCGAGTGGCCGCCCTTTACGGCGACGGGACGCCCACGCCTGATGACGGACTCCTTGGTTGGGTCCCAGAAATCGAAGACAAGCTTGCCCTTGCTCGTGAGACTGGCGACGATGTCACCATTCCGATATCTGATTGGCTCACCAAGGTTGACCCTAAGGTCGCCGCGGACCTAAACGACGACATCCGCGTTTGGCCGGGAGGGATCACGGCGGCCGAAGCAGCGCCGATCTCGACGATCATCCCTGACACAACTGAGATGGGCGTAGCTGGCGGTCACTCCCCGATTGAATACAAGCCATTCGTCGACTCCCCCCTAGCCGCAGTCCGCGCTGGCGCCAGCCTCGAGCCGATGTTCTCAATTGGGGATAGGAAGCTCACCCTGGCGCGAATGACGCCGAAGACCAATCTCGATCCAGAACTCCAAGCGTTCGGGCCAAACCAAGGCTTCCATGACTTCAACCTCGTCGACCAAAACGGGAATACCGTTGGCTATCTCAATCTCTCCGAACAGAAAGGCGGGAAGCAGGTCTACGTGGATATGGTATCGGGGGTGAATGGTCTTGGCGCCAGGGACTTTGGGCCAAGTCTTGTCTTCGATATGTTCAAGCAGATCGCGGCGGAGTTCCCAAACGCCGAAACCCTCACCGGTCACCGCGTCTCTGGCGCCAGGGATGTTGCTGGGACCTATAACGAACCCTCCGCGCACCCGGTGATTGATCTGAATCGGCTTCGGGCGAGGGCTGAGGTTCCTGAGGGATGGGACGTAGCCGAGACCGCGAATGAATTCAGGAAAGTCTTAGAAGGTGGCGAATGGCTCTCCTTTCATCCAACGGTGGATGGATATCTTCGCCCTTTAACCGATCGACCCGAGGCGCAGATCGCAGCGATTCAGGCCGTCCAGGCAGAGCTGGCGCGGATTGTGCCAAAGGGAGTGGTGGCAGGGCCCGTTGAGCGGCTAGTCTCGCGCGGTGCGCATGGGCAAGGGGAGCAGGCGATTGAGCCAACGGGGGTGTATATCCCACGGCGTGAGGCTAATTCGATCTTGCTCTATGCCTTAGACCATGATGATATCGCTGGCACAGCTCGACATGAAGCCATTCACCACCTACGCAATGCTGGATTCTTCGACGAAGGTGAATGGTCCGCGCTTGAGGCCGCCGCGAAGGAGAATGGATGGGTCGAGCGATTCGGGATCAAAGATCGATATCCCCAAGGCGAAGGCCGCATCCACCTTGAAGAATCCATCGCGGATGCGTATAAGGAATGGGAAGCCGGGCGCGGAGAGGTAGGCCCAACCCTCCACCCGATCTTCCAGAAGATGAAGGATTTCTTCGACGCAATCCGGAAGCATCTGGCGAATCTCTTTGGGCGTGAACCGACGTGGGAGGATATATTTGAGAAGGTGAGTAGTGGTGAGGTTGGTGGAAGGGAAGGGACCACGCCACTCCACGAGCGCGCCAGCTTGAGTGTGCCCGAGGATTCTGATAAGATCGCCGACGCCGCACCACGCCCGTCCTTCCAAGACCAACTCGACCGCCTCCGCGCTAACGCCACAGGCCTTGACCTACCCTCCTACAAACGCCTCCAAGAGCTGATCCAATCCCGCTACGCCGAGGACCTCGCCAAGGCGCAATCTCGCGCTGAAGCCCAACAGAAGCGTGAGCAGACTCGGGAATGGCGGAATAACAAAGCGGAGATGTCCAAACAAGTCGAGGAAGCCACCCGATCTCGCCCAGATGTGGCCGCCGATCTCTTCCTTGGCTCCGGCGAACTCTTCGGGAAGAAGCTCGATACCAAGTATCGCCTCGCCAGAGGGGACCTCACCGATGAACAAGCCGCATCACTGCCGTCTCACTACCTCGCAAAGTCAGGGTTGCCTGTTGATCAAGTGGCTAAACTCTTCGGCTTTACCTCCGGGGACGCTCTTGTTGATGCGGTGTCCAAGTATAATGCGGCCAAGGGTGGTAAGTCGCCACAGGAGGCCTTCGCCCAGATCGTCCGCGATCGAACCAATCAGCAGATGCAAGCGAAGTATGGCGATTTGCAAGGGAATATCCTTGACGAAGCTAAGGACCAAGCACTGAGTGAGACGAATCTGAACCTGCTTGCGGAGGAGATGTATGCGGCCGCGAGTATGGCGAAGGTCCAGGCGATTGACAAGGCCACGGCGCTGGAATGGGCCAAGGACCAGTTCTCGAAGATGAGTGTCTCGGCGGTCTCCGCGGATCGATTCATGGATACCATGGCGAAGCACGGTCGGGACGCGGAGAGATCGTTGATCGCGGGTGACCCAGCGACGGCCCTGGTGAGTATGCAGAAGAAGTATCTCAATGCGGTCCTTGCGTCCATGGCGCGGACCTTGACGAAGGAGATTGGCCAGTTCGAGAAAACCGCGAAACGCTTTGCTTCGCGAGAGGTGAAAGGGATCGATCCGGAATATACCACCTTCATCCATCAAATCCTCCAGCAAGTCGGCAAACCAGTTCGGCGATCCGCGGATGATATCGCCAAGCAGATCGCGGCTGGTGTGAACAAAGACCTTGAATCATTCGTCGCGGATAAGTCAGGGATGATGCGGGAGCTTCCAGTTATGGAAGACCTCTACGATCCAAACTGGAAGCGGGAGTTCGCCAAGTTGACCACGGATGAATTCCGCGGAGTGGCCGGATCGATCAAGGCCTTGGTTCACAACGGTCGAGACGAGCTGAGGATTGAGAAAGCCGGAGAATCCGCGGCGCTTGCTGATATCCGTGATCAGATGGTGGAGTCGTTGGAGAGATTCAAGGCGATCTCCCACGATGCCCAAGGCCAACCGATTGGCGGGATCATGCCGAAGTGGCTATCCTCGAGATTCCGGATGATCAAAGCCGCGCACTTCCAGCTCGAAACCATCTTCAACCGATTCGACCGATATGATCCGCAAGGTGTGTGGAACCAATACGCCATGCGCGGGCTGGTGGAAGGGGCGAATCAGGAATCGGCATGGCGGAAGGAATACGCGGAGAAGATCAAGGACCTCCATGACGGTCTAGATATGGGCAAGCTGGTTGACAACACCATCTTCCGTGAGCCCCAGGGGAATGGCCGGTTTGGCGCGGTGCTATCCCTAAACCGTGGCAACCTCCGCGCGATCATGCTCAACACCGGAACCAAATCCAACCTCGTCAAGCTCGCGCGTGGATACGGCCGTGATCCTGCGGATGTGATGAACTGGATTCACACCGTGGCGAAGAAAGAGGATTGGGATTTCGTCCAGAAGGTCTGGGATACAGTCTTCAAGGATATCAAATCCAAATCCGATCGGATGTATCGATCGCTGACCGGTGGTGTGCCATCGGAGGACATCCCCGCATCGCCAATCTCCACGCCCTTTGGCAACTACGACGGCGGATACTATCCTGTCATCTACCATCCCGAGTTCGAGGGTGAATCGAAGAAGATGATGGGGAAAGACCCACTCGAACAGGATGGATACAACTCCACCACCACGCCGGCTGGGTATATGAAATCGAGGACTGGCTACGTCGCGCCGATCTCACTTGATCTCGACATGCTTCCTGGCCGCGTCTCGCAAATGCTCCATGACATTGCCCTCCGCCCAGCGGTGCTCAACGCCTCGAAGATATTCTACGACCCAACCATCCGCTCGGCGATGTTCAAGCACTACGGCGGGGAATACCGCGATCTTCTCATTCCCTATCTCCGTGATGTCGCCAACGCCGCGAACTACATGTCCCGACCGCAGAAGATGATGGCGCAGACTTCAGAATTCATCCGGCAGAATATGATCACGACCCTCGTTGGCCTCAACCCAGGCACGGTGCTGAAGCATGGGCCAACGGCGTGGGTTCAGTCTATGCAAGAGGTTGGGCCTGGGAGATTCCTCGACGCGGTTAAATCGATGTTCTCGATCAATGAAGAGACCGGTGAAACAAACTGGGCTTTCGCCAAGAGCAACTCCCAAGAGCTCCAACGCCGGGATGTGAACTGGAAGGAAACCCTGGGTGGCGCTGTGGATCAGCTCGTGCCGAAGGCCGGGATCATGACTCTGCGCCAGAATATCATCTCCCTCGCGAGCAAGCCTGTGGCACTGTCGGATATGATCTCGGCCGTGCCGACGTGGCTGGCGAAGTATAAGCAGATGATGGAAGACGGCGCAGCGCCAGGGGATGCGATCTACGAAGCTAACCGAGCCGTGCGTCGAGCCCATGGATCAACCGCGATCACCAATCGTCCAGGGATCATGCGCGATACCAATCCTTGGCTGACTTCGGTCTACAACTTCTTCAATCATATCATGAATCGACAAGCCGAGATGGTCTGGCGCGCGGGCGAAGCGATGGATTTGGCGAAGGATGGAGAGTGGAGAAAGGCGAAGGATACCTTCACACCAGTGATCGGTCAGCTATTCTCCTACGTGATCGTTCCAGCGATTGTGGAGGAACTCGTATCCCCAATGGCCACCTCTGATGGCGAAAGTTGGGGCAAGAAGGCAGCAAAGGGGCTAGCGTTCACCCTTGGCGCGAGCTGGGTGGGGGTAAGGGATTTGGTGAATGCGATGCTCCACGGCTCCGACCCATCCGTCGGCCTTGCCACCACCGCCGCGAAGACCATGACCGATATCGTCCGCGACTTTGCGAAGGATCGCCCGTTCAGCCGAGATCATGCTGGACGATTAATCCAAGATGCCACAACCCTCGCTGGGACCATGACTGGCGCGGTTCCGGCTCAGGTCGGGCGCGTGCTACGCTTCGGCCAGGAAGTCCATTCCGGCGAAGAACGCCCCCGCGGACCTTGGGGCTGGCTCGTCGGCCTGCGCTATGGCACCACGGATCACCATTCGAAAACCTGGGACGATTGGATTAGAGGAAGACAATGAAGACATCAGATCACGGCCGCCAACTCATCGAAGAGCGTGAGGGCTGCGTCCTTCATGCCTATCACGACAGTGTTGGTGTCCTCACCATCGGCTATGGCCATACATCGATGGCAGGCCCACCACATGTCACGCCGGGTATGCGCATCACCCAAGCCCAAGCCGACGCCATTCTCACTCACGACCTCAGCAAATGGGAAGCCTACGTTGCCAGCGACCTTCATCGCACACCAACTCAGAATGAATGGGACGCGATGATATCCCTCTGCCACAATATCGGCCCTAACGGATTCCGCGGATCGAGTGTGGTGAGGCAATTCAATCTTGGCAACATCGGCGCTGCTGCGGATGATTTCCTCATGTGGGAGCATCCACCAGCGCTTCGTGGTCGGCGTGAAAGCGAACGGAAGCAGTTCTTAACCCCTTAGGAGAATTCGATGAAGAAATCCTTAGTTGCCCTCGTCCTTATCCTCGGCGGCTGTGTGTCCTCGGGCACGCCCACCATCCCTGGCGGAGCTCCCTCCACTGGCACAATCGCAGGCGCGGCCGCGGATATCTCGACCAGCATCAACCTCGCCTGCTCTTCGGCCCAGCAAATCCTCCAACTCCCTGGCACCGCGCAGGGCCTTGCCGCTGGTCTAAGCTCCGTTGCGAGCAAGGCGGCGACGCTGTCGACGAATATCGGCGCGTATTGCGCACTCGGCCAACTCGCTGGGAGTATCCTCTCTACGGCCCTGACCAAGGTTAACACCCCTGCCGCTCAGCTCCTTGGCACCGGTGTCGCAACTCCCTCTGGCCCTGTGGTGGCGAAATGACCTTCGACCAAATCAAATCCACGGCGATCCCGATTCTTGCGTCGATCGGGACGCTGGGAGCAGCCGCAGGAATCGTCACTCCCGACCAACTCGCCTCACTCAAGGCCAGCTTCGCGGAGATCGGGCAAGGCCTGTCGCTGTTGATCCACGGCAGCCTCGGCCTTGTTGCGGTTGGGACAGTGGTGTGGACTGGCTTTCGCACATCCAAGGCGGCGCTTGTGGCCCGAGTCCAAGCCTCACCCACTGAGCAAGTGGTCACCAGTGACCCAGCCGTCAAGACCGCGGTGCCAAGTGTGACGAAGGTGCCTGAGACAGCCGTGGAGGGGCAGGCGATCTCTGTCCCTGCCCCGGCGAAGCCAGCCTAGGAGCCGCCCATGTCAACAGGCGTTGTCATCCAACTCATGGTCCTCGCGGGATTCCTCGCCAATGTCCTCGCCGCGTGGATCAACTTTCGCGCGACGAATGACGTCCACACGCTGATCAACTCGCGGATGACGGAGCTATTGGAGCTGACCCGGAAGGCGGCGAAGGCTGAGGGTCAGCTAGTTGGCGAGGCCAAGCGACAGGCGGATGATGATCATGTCGCGTCCGAGGTGCATAAGGCATCGCCGGATACGAGACCTAAAGGAGAAACGAAATGAGTCCATTGCTTCTAATCATCATCCTGATTATCCTCTTCGGAGGCGGTCTAGGATGGCATTCGGGTTGGGGATATTATGGCGTTGGGCCGTATGGTGGCCTCGGCCTTATCCTAGTCATCATTGTGGTGATTTGGGCTCTTGGTCGTGGTGGGATTTAGAGTAGAACTTAATCCCGGTCCGTGAGTTCAACCCTCGACAGAATATCTGCCCTGACTTCTCCAGAATCTCTATCACGCGGAGGATAGAGTGGACCGGGACTCGATCGCGTGAGAAGCGGATGATCGCCTGCTCGCTCACTCCCTGGCCATGATCGTTGATCATAATACTGTGAAGGATTTCATCTAGCGCCTGACCATCAGCGTTCACCGCGCCGGCCTTGAAGACATCGGTCATGTATGCTTCCGCCTCTAGGAGCCATCCCATTGCTTGGTTGAAGTCGTCTTTGGTCAGGGCCAAGGCGTTGGATCGATCAATCGCTGAGATCATCGAGAGCTTGTAGAGATTGGTCTTCCTCCGCGAGTTGTAGTGTGTCAGCTTGGGATGGTCTGGGACTGGTGGTTCGCCCAACGCCCGCCAGTCGTTCACCGCATTGCGATAGTCCTCGCTGACGTGGAATTCCCCCATAAGATTGTTGATCTGGAGTAGGTCCGAGGCGAGGTCTTCGGACTTGTGGATCACCTGTGGCGCGAAATCATCGCCGACAATCCGCTCATCCGAGAATACCATAATCACACGCGACATGAACCCCTGGCCCCAAGCGGTTTCGGGGAGGAGCTCGGAAAGGTTTTGTGGTGTGGACCCAACGATCATATTCAACAAGGGCGATTTGATCTTGATCTTCACATCTCGCGTTCGGCGGACTTGTTCGTAGGTGTCGTTGTCGTAGAAGGCTGAAAGCCCTGCGGTCATTTCGTTATCATACTTATGCACAAAAGCGCCGAGTTCATCGGCGCAGATATACATTACGTTATACTCAATCGGATCGTCCGGTGGTCGGATGATATGACGTTTGGATGTGACGAGGGTGTCGACTAGGCTCGCCCAAGTCATCGACACTGGCGCGAGGTGAAACTCGGTTAGCTCGCGGACGTAATCTCGACCTGAGCGGATGGAGCGGGTCTTGCCTGTGCCGGGATGGCCGATGAGCATGATGTAGAGATTGGCGAAGAGCGGTGAGGATGTTCGAATCCAGACCTTTTGCTCCAGCGCCGCGCCGATGATGGATATCGCCACCCATCGGCGCCAAATCTCAGGCGCGTCAAGGTTACTTGTTTGGTCGATGAAAGATTTTATCCAAGATGTTAACTTGCGGCGTGCGACGGCGGGGATCGTGGCCGAGATAGTCTCGGAGTCCGTCGGGATTCGTCGAAGCATCATAATTCCCTTTGTTCCAGCCTACCTTGCAGTCGTAGGGGATGCGTAGAGTTCGGCCGTGTTCGAGGGGGACTGGGATGGTGAGGTGGGACAGGATGAGGGGGATGAGGGTTGCTTCGGATGCTTCGGGATACATAAAGGTCAGTGCGTCATGGTCGTGCATGGCGATGATGGCGATACCCATCCGCCAGATGTTGAGCATGGCGGTGTTTACGATATCCGCAAGGGAGGATTGCGGATCGTAGGCGATGGCTTCGCGGAGGGTGGCTGGGTCATTCCGTCGGCCGAAGAAATATCGCTTTCGGCCGAGGAGAGAGATGAGATATCCGTGTTTGCGGAGCTGGGTGTCAACCCAATCTTGCCATAGGAGATGGGCGGGGAAGGCGCGGAAGTATTTTGGTTGGAAATCGGAGACTACGTTGACGGGAATTTTGGCTTGATCAGCGAGAGTTTGAGGTTTGCCGCCATAGTTCGATCCATGCCCGAGTTTTTTGCACATAAAGCGATAAGTGTAATGTCGATAGTATGGTTGCTCGGCCAAGTCTTTATCTCGTGAAATCGAGCCTGTCCACCCAAGATTAGGCCAACAAATCCTTGCAACAGCAGTGTGAGGATCGCCGGATTCACAAGCGTCAAGATACCGTCCGTCTCGGAATAGGTTCCATTCGATCCCTCCAACACAGAAGCTCTCTCCGGACTTGGCATCGAATTTGGCGAATTTGTATCCTGGGTCGGAGATGAGGATAGAGCGTAGAGACTCTTCAATATTCTGGAGATTTCCTCCGGAGCCAAATTCGCTAAGCGAGCTCGAGAACCGCCCCGTGCTTGTTCCAGCGATGTTATAAGAAGTCCTAATTCGTCCATCATCATCAATCTCCGTTCGTAGAACTGATATCTTCTTCCCGATATCCGCGAGAAGGTTCAGGTGGAGGACGATCTGCGACGCGACTTGGTAGACTTCGAGGCGCTCCCTCGCGGCGCGATCCACTGTTGGACGACCCGATCGTCGTATAGGAGGTATACCAAGTTCTTGGTAGAATAATCTAGCAAGGTCAGCGGGCGAGCGCCAATTGAAACTCGGCATCCCAACACCATCGAGCACAATCTTCTCCAACTGCGCCTCGACCTTTTCCATCGTTTGATAGTAACTTTCGATAACATCGGCTTTCCTTGCTTGGTCGATGAGGACTCCGCGTAGGCGCATCTCGAGGGTTGGGCCTTGGAGGGCTTTGGAGAAGGCGTAGGTGTGAGCGGTGTGGTTGTCGAGTTGGGGGAACATCCCGGTGAATACGTCGTGGGTGATACAAACATCGAGTGCATTGTAAATTTGATCCTTCTCCCATTGAGTGTAGTCTTTGGGGTCTTCCTCGTGGGTGCGGATGATTCGCATCAATCCTCCGTATAATCTATTGGAGGCGGATTGATCATGCTATCTATGAGAGATTCTATGAAATCATTGTCAGGCGTTAATTGCTTAAGCCGACTTCGTAGTTGATCGACATTATATATGCCATAAACGAAGTCTTCTATAAGACGGTAGAAGTTGTTAGCCCATATATTGGGCTTTCCTAGCATTTCCTTTGGCATCAATCATCCCTTTTGATCGTCTCGTGCTTCTTTCTCATATGCTTCCACGCGCCTTCGTCGGAGAAGATCGAACCAAGGTATCCCAATCCCTTCAACCCCTCCGGCTGCTGCGCGTGGGATAGCAGCATGGTGTCCTCTGCCGCACCGATCACTTTGATCCCAACGCTTCGCCAGAGGAAGGCGATGTCATAGGCGCCGTTCTGGAAGAGCTTGCGGATGCTTCCATTGCCAAGAATCGATCGCACAAGTCGCCAGCATTCAGCTTCAGCCGCTGGAGTCGGCCAATAGCTTCCGTTTGTTGATCTTTCGTCATCGAATGGAATAACAATCGCAGATCGTGAGCTGGGTGCAAAGCCAATGCAAGTAATTCGCGATCCGGAAGTCTCAATGTCAACAGAAAGCAGGTCGCATCCGTGAATGTAATCCCGTGTATATCGGTGAATATCATCGAGGGTAGGCTCAATCCAGATTTCACGATAGGGTCTCCTTATCTCGGGGAACTCAGATTCTCGGGCAGCCTTCATAAGGTCCGCGACTACGGTGGGTCGATTTTCCCATTGTCTGAGGATAGCGGCAGGATGGAAAGTAGGTAGCAGTTTAAAGCCAGAGACAGTATGACTAGACAATAGAGTGGTGCCCCGCAGCTTGCTAACCCCGACACGGCCAGCCAAAGCCCACAGAGCGCTATTCCCCAGACAAATGATGATATTAGGATCAATTCCCATAATCTCATCACGGAGCCTATCTAGTTGTGGTTCGAATTCGCGACGAACGTATTTCGATTTGAGCAGCGGAGGATAGCCAGGGATGCCTTCAGCTTTCGGTCCACAAACGTATTCGAGATCATTCCCAGGTGGGTGCAGCTGAAAGACATTCGTTCGGAAGACTTCAGGATGCAGACCCCATACGGCTTCGAGGTTGCAGGGTTCTTGGGTGGAGTAGTAGCCATGGATGTAATCTCGGTCGAAAGGTGTTAGGGTGATGAGGCTGGATTCGCCAAGAAGGCGGAGGAGTTCGACGCCGGAGGGGCCGACGAAGCAGGAGTTAATTCGGTCTTCGGCTTCGCCTCGGGCCTCGCCGCAGAGGATTATGGGCTTGGGCATTTTAGATCATTAATTAAGTCGCTTAAATCCTCAATGATATCAGATACAATATCATATTCACGCCGGTCGAATGTCTCAGTGCCGGACATAAGGATCAAATCCACACCTCCATCTGGGTTGCGGACTATGACCAATTGATGTAACTCTTCCATTCCATCCTCCAAAGGTAAATGGGAGGGATCGCACCCCTCCCGAGGGTTAGCGCGGGAACATATCAAACATCTTCGAGAAGATTATGTTCCCACTGATGTCATCGTAATACATCCGCCATATTGTTCCATCACGCGTGAAGATGAATACGCTATCGCGGAATGTTACAGCGGCGACGATCTCGTTCATTCCGCCGGCGCCGTCCGCGCGAGTTCGGCATAAACCGCGGTTCCATCATCACTCGCGCGATGGCGGATGACGGCGGTGACTTGGGCGTTCACCACTTCCTCGCATCGCTGACGGCGGGAGGCTTCGATGCCTAGGTCGATGCCACAGTGGGAATGGAATTCATCGAGCCGATAAGCCGCGTCCTCGGTAAGATAGTAAGTCGCGCGGATGGTCTTGCCGTCGATTCCTCCGCAGGCTTCGAGCTCTTCGGCGTCCACGTCCTCGCCAGCATCGATCAGGGCGAGGGTGAATTCTACGAATGGCGTTTGCTTCTTCGAGGATTTGTCATATCTCGGTTGGCCGCGGACGACGCAGGCGTAGGTGCCAGCGGGGGCGGGCTTGGGTCGGACGACTTCGGAGGGGGCTTCGTCAAGGATGGTGGCGAAATGTGGTTGGGTGTTCATGATTGGAGTTCCTGGATGGGTTTGTCTTTGAAGGAGTTGATCTGAGTGGCGATGTGATGGTCGAGTTTGGCGATGGAGTCGTGGACAGGATCAGATCGTGGCAGTCCTAATGCCTTATCCTTCTCTTGAAACTGCGTTAGGGCCATGCGGATGTTTATGAGATCGGCGATGGTATAGGGTTGTTCCGTCACACTATGCTCTCCTAAGCGTGAGCGAGGTTGGTTTCACCGCCTTCGCTGGCTCACTCAGCGGAGGGTTGCGGAGAACGGCGAAGAAATCGGCGAGGCCGGTTTCGATTGGGTAGCTCGGCGCCATCGCGAACGGGGCAGGGTTGGCAAGGTCCATCAACGGAACAGAGTTGGTCTGGATAGTCCGCTTGCCGTTCTTGTTGGTGAAGAGGACCGCGGATGGGAAGTATTGGGGAATGATCGGGGACAGCTTCTGGCCGATGCCTTGGGGGAAGCCTTTGATGGTTCCGTCAGGCTGATCTTGGTAGGAGACATGCGCCGTGACGATGACGTTGGTGGCCATGGAGTCGGAAGTGAGGGAAGCGAGGAACTTCTCCATGTCCTTTTGGGCGTTGCCGTAGACCGCGCGGCCGTCGAAGTCGCCGGATTTCCCACGTGGGATGATCACTTCGTGGAAATCGAAGCAGGAATCGCAGAGCCGGGATAGAGAGTCAATGACGAGGATGTAGTCAGGTCCCCAGGTAGCTGGATGTCCATGGTCGATCTCACCGTCCTTCCAGGAGTTGCAGAGATTGAGGGCCGTGATCCAGGCCTTGGGCTTGCCATCAATCATCGTCCCGCCGACGGTAGGCTTATACTTATCACGGACAAGGATCGACTCGACATTGTTGATCTTATCCGGACATTCGTGGAGGATGATGTATTTGAGAATGGCGAGTTTGTTGTCGGTGTCGATGATGCGGAGCTTGTAACCAGCCTTGACGAGGGAGACTAACGCTCCGGTCTTACCGGACATGGATGGACCGACGAGAAGGGCTTTGACGAAGTCGTTGGATTGGTGGTCGGAGAGGGATGGCATTAGGAGTTCCTTATTTCGAAGTCACAATCACCGGCTGGCGGATCGACAATATGGTCCTTATGATCACCTTGGGGCTTGCCGCATTTGGTGCAGATGGCGTCATAGTCGGCGCGTTCGCTACATTCAATGCTAAAGCAAGAATTATCAAACTCCATGCCGCGTTCTTGTTCTTCTGCTTGGGTCATGGGCATGTAGGTGATGCGGGAGCCAATACCAAATGGCCACATCACGCGGCCTGGATGGCGCTCTTCGTAGCAATCACAGATTTCGGAGATGAGATCGACGAGGCGACGTTGCTGGGATTGGCTGATGTTGACGGGAAGTGGGAAGGTGATCTCGATCGAAGATGTGTCTTCCTTATATCGTGAACCTTGTCGCGGTGCCTTGATCTCTTGGCGCATGATTACCTCGGAATGAGTGGGTTCCATCTCTTGCCCTCTTCGAGTTTCTCGAAATCAGCGCGGAGAAACCTCTCCCTCACCTGCGGACTCTTCGAGCAGATACCACGAAACTGACATCCGCCGAATTTATCACAGGCGGTATCATTCATCGGCCAATGGTTGGCCTGGGCGTAGGACTCGGCCTGAGCGAGGAGGACCTTGAGGTCCCCGAGCCATTCCTCGATCTGGTCTTCGGTTCGGTAGGTCATCCCACGGACGAAGCGATTGGGTGATTCGAGAAGTATTTGGCATCCGTCGATGATGATGCCTTTGATCATGGTGCCAAGGACCACCCGGCCGGCGAGGATGTAGAGAGTCATCTGATTGTTGGGCTCGAACTGGCGGAAGAAGTATTCGGTCAGGGTTGTCTGGGTGGTCTTCCGGTCAAGGACCATGAGCTGGTCGTTGAAGTGGACGACGCGATCGAGGTGGCCGCAGAGGAGGTATGGTTGGGAGAATTCACGGATACCTTGCGGATCATCTAGCTCTTTCATATACTGTTTACCCTGAACCTCTATCCCTGGCCCCCAATCAAGCTCGAAGCGGAAGCTCAATTCCACCGCTGGAGTCCCGTCCTCTTTGATGAAAGTCACCGCAGGGTCTTCGCCGAAGTGATCGAGATAGTCGATGACAAGCTGGATGAGATTCTCGCGAGATTTATACTTCCCAGCTTTAGTGTCAGGAGAAGGATCGAAATCAACAGTGCGGATAAGAAGTTCTCGGACAACGTCGTGGATCGCGTCTTCATGGCGGACTCCATTGGCGCGAGAGTGGTCGTATTGTTCGAGGGCTGTGTGGAATTCGCCGCCGAAGCGAAGGTGGACGGATTCGTCGCGGGGGGTGTAGCCTTCGAGGATGGTGAGTTCGTAGAGACGGGGGCAGGTTTTCAGCAGTCCTAGGCTGGTGCTGTCCCAGGCGAATTGGAGCTTGGTGCCTGGGAGGAGGTGGGAGAGTGAGGCGGAGACATCGTGATCCGGCTTGAGGAATTCTCCGTCCATCAAATCCTCCTCGTGATCTTCACCGCTGGCGCAACCGCGGATTTGAGCGTGCCCATGATACCGGAGATGTCGACCTTGGGCTTGGTGGTCTTCTCGCCGGCGGCACGTCGGGCGCGTTGGCGACGGTGGTAGAGGACGATGGAGTCGATGTCTTGGGCGGATAGGTCCATCGGATCGCGGGACATCAGTTCGTCGAGGTCATTCATGGAGGGGTTCCCTTATAGAAGCAAGCAGCAGTTATGATTGTCCAATTATACTTTTGCACAATCGCTTTTTGTGCTACGATGCATGCTTCCATTGTGTCAAATTCGGCTGTAGATGTGGATGATTCACGATCGGAATTGCTGAGAAGTATGATAATCATGATTACCTTAGTCATTCACCGCTCCTGGGTAAATCTTCAATCTATTCCCAACCCGCGTGACGTTGTCGAACGATCCGTTCTCGATCATGCGGGTGATCTTGCGGATGTAGGTTTCGATATCCCGCGGGTCGCCGGAGAATTCAATCGAAACTGGTTGGGGTTGACGAGGGAACTTTGGGAAGAAATGAATCTGATCTTCTGGTAGCTCTTTCATTCTAGCTCCACCGATTTCTTGACCAAGCATATTTGGTCTGGGACTGAGGACACGCAGACTTCAATATCATCAAACCGGCCTTGGCCGTGGGCGATGCGCCACTGACAGGCGTTGATTTGGAATCGGGTGGCATTGATGACGGTAATGGTAATCCCGAGTTCTTCGGTCTGGGCGCGAGCGAAGAGGGATTCGTAGGTTTGGGGGGTCATAGCTCGCTCAGCGCCTCGATCGTCTTGATATCCTGCCCATGCCGGTCAACATATACCCACCAATCGCCATCCTCATCCGGGCCTTGGACTCGGCAGCGGAGGCAGTCGAATTCGGATTTCCCATGGCGAAGATCGCTGGCGGGATAGAGCCGTTTGGTCTGGCGACGTTCGAGGGCCCGCGCTTGGTGCATACGGAGTTGCATTAGTTTGGCTTCTTTGTATGTGTCGAAGCAAGCGCGAGCGCCGACGGAATCCGCGAGCGCTCGCTCATATAGCCCGAGGCAGTCCTCGAAGGCTTCGAGTTGGTCAGGAAGGGACATTGTGGAGGGTTCCTATACGATGTAAGAGAGGACTTCTCTTGCCCTCGTGTCGATTACATACTTCACATTCGGGTCTTGGCCGAAGTCCGTGCAAAGCTCTGGCTGGAGGTGGTAGACGTGATCCCATTCTAATCCCTTCGCCTTGTGCCCGGTCATGAATTTGATCTCGCCGGATTGTTCGAACATATGCTTCGCATAAGCAATCGCTGAACCTAAGCTCGGCGACTTCCGCGCGAATACGCGCATGCATTCGGCTGTGTCGCGGGCGGATTTGGAGGAATTCGCGAGCTTCTCTAGTTCCCAAGTGTCGATGGCGGAGAGGGTTTGGGCCCGAGTGAGTTCTTCTGGCCCGAGCTTGGCCATTTGGCGAACGAGACGGCCGGAGATATCGGTGCCGGAGACGTTGACGGAGGTGCCATGTTGCAGAGCCAACATTGCTTTGTGGATTAATGGCGCGTTATTGCGACAAAGGACAGTTGCACCTTCCACATCACGAGGGAGGCATTTCATCATCCTAACAAGTCCACCCTCACGCAACGCCTGGAAGTGCGGCACGCGCCAGTGGACGTTGCGGACTATGTTCCATGGACACCGAAAGCTCACGCTCAGTCCCATCTCGGCCATTTCGAACTTGGTCTTCGCGTGGGTCATCGACCCGCCCTTGGCCCCGCGGAAGGCGTAGATGGATTGGGCGTCGTCGCCTACCCCGATCTGGCGCGAGGATTTGCAGAGTTTCTCGATCATCGCGTGTTGGACCGGGGAGAGGTCTTGATACTCATCCACTAAGACCAAAGGGAATCGCGGATAGGCCCCGCCGAAGAGGGCTGGCATGTAGCATTGGTCGGGGAAATCGATTGTGCCTTCGTAGGCTTGGCGGATGGACTCGGCGAGGACAGAGTCAATCAACGTTCTGGCTAGTGCAGGTGGGCGCGAGTCCATGAGAGTGTAGAGCGTCTCAGCGCCACACAGGCGCTTGTCCGCGTTGGCGAGATGAGAAGGGATATACCCGATGGACCGTGCGAGGTGGACACCTTCGATGACTTGATCGTAGACCTCCCACATCTCTTTCGCTTCGATCCGCGAGACTTCTTCGGTGAGGGCTTTGAAGATGTCGGAGATTTTGCGCTTATTGAGGGAGAGATTCTTCGCGCAAGCCGCGGCCCAGATTCGGTGGCCACAGGCGTTGAAGGTGCGGACGGTGGTTGTGGAGGGGAATTTGGCGCGGGCTTCTTCGGCGTTGGCGGCATTAAACACCAAGTAGAGATGTGGTTGGACCCTGGCGGCCTTGTCGAGGAGCCAGAGCATGGTGGACTTCCCAGTCCCGGCGAGGGCGGAGATCATGAGATTGGCGCGGGACGTGGCGACGAAGTCGAGGATGGCGAGTTGTTCGGGGGTGAGGGAGAGGTCGGGAGGCATTGGGCTTCATCCTGCGTTGTAGCTGGCGCAGATGATCTCACCAGCTATGATTTCAGGCACTGCCTCGCCAATGAGTGTGGCGGTGACTAGGTCTGGTGATGCGGCCCAGACTCGGTAAAGCGAATCACTCCATTCAAGGCCTTCACTAGGATAGATTGCCTTAGCATCTGCCTCAGTCTCAGCCGCGACGACTGCTGAGTCGTAGGTGTCATATCCACTCGCGTCAGTCTGTGAAATCAACCATAGCTTCATTGGGCTTCTCCTTTGATATTACCTTGCATTATACCCGATATCCTTGGATAAATCAAGGATTTCGTTTACTGAATCGTCCCTTTCGCCAAGATGATGATATTCTCCCGCGCGCGCTTCATCATCTCCGAGCACATGATCCAGCCGCGAGCCATAGCTTTGTCTTTCTCGCTATCCTCCGTGTTGTGGAGATGTGAGAGGGTTGCGCACATATCCTGCGCCTCTTCGAGATGGTGAAGGAGTTTGGAGAAGACTTCGCCGCGTGTGACCATGCCAGCGACGGTGGGGAGACGGGACATTAGGAGGGTTCCTTGATCTTGGCGAGGAGGGCGCGTGCCTGCTGGGGTAGCTCTTCCGGTAGATCGAGGCAGACGTGCTTGTGCGTGTAGGAATGGCCGCGAAGCGTTGTCACCAGGGGCTTGAGCAGCTTGCCCGCCTCAGCGAGCAGCGCTTCGGCGGATGAGGCGCGGGATTCGGCGGCACGCGATTGTTCGTGTGCCTTGCGGCTGATCTCATAGACATCGGGGATTTTGCCCTCTTCCATGATGGCGTCCCACTCCCACGCATCCAGATCGTCGACGCACTCCTTGAACCGATCGGCGTCATTCGTGCTGCCGAAGTAAACGCGGTCGCCCTCGTCTGCGATTTTATCTTTGATGTTGATGAACATCTCGCGAGCCTTGTGAAGCGCGCGCCCGCGAGCAACGGCTAGGGCTGTCGCGTTATCGCGTTGAGATTGCAAGCCGAGCAGAAGGCGGTCCACCGAAGCGCCTTGGCGAGCTTCAACGGCTAGCGCTTCTCGCGCCTCGTCGCGTTCCCGCTCTGCCGTAGCGAGGGCGGCGCGGAGGCGGGTGAGTTCGGATTGCGCGGCGAGGAGTTGTTCACCGAGGCCGTCCATTCCGCGTTCGGCCGCTTCTGCGCGGTTGCGTAACTGGCGCTCCCATTCCGCGATGGCGCTCATGGCCCCGGCTCCTGGGGAATGGGCGGCGCGGGAAGCGGGCGCCAATGAGTGGGTTCGGCAATCATTCCGGTCGCTTGAAACACCCACTTATTGTGAGCGTATTCGCGAAGGTCCGTCCGATGACCTTGGCCGACGCCCTTGGCAAATCCTGGCTTAGATGGCTGATACAATAGCACAACATCAAAGTTCATCGGCGCCGTCTCGATCGGCTCCCATCCATCCGCGCTTGGCGAGAGACAGCGCTCGGCCTCCAGTAGTATTGCCTCGACCTCTTCAAGCGTTGCGCCTGAATAGCCGGATGCCTTGCGAGCTAAATGTTGAACGCGCTGTAACATGGGAACAGGTAGCTTCCATCCGCCTTCGGCATTCTGCCCCGTCGCTCGCGTGAATTGCGCTGCGCTCGGGGAGGCTTGGGCGCGGCGGATGAGGGCGAGGGCTTCGCGAGCGATCTCAGCCCCCATCCATCGTCCCCACGCAATATTCGGAGGTCCAGTAGGTTTGACTGTTTGCAGAGCGGCAATGCGCTCAAGCGCCTCTGCGATCTGCGCGAGTTCGGCGTGGGAGAGGGTCATGTCAGCACCAGTGGCAATGGAGGGCATCAGCGAGCATCCATCCGCACAGAATTGCTACAATGGAGGCGCTAACGATCATGAGGACTAGCGTCGCATCGCTCATCCCGTCCTCCCGTCAGGCCGGAGCAGGGCGAGGATGCGATGAGGGTTCATTGGCTTTTTGCCCAGCATTCGAGTGTGATCGATGGGTTTATTTTGAGAATTGCTTGGCAAGCCTCAAGTGAGGGCATTTCTATTTTAAGGCCCTGCCAAGATTCACAACTGTAATTATAACTTCCTTTGTCGATGCATATCGACTGGGGGTAATTAAGCAAAACCCAAACTAGATACCATTTCATGGTGACGACTCCTTTGCCATGGCTCATGCGATAGCGGCTACGATCATTCGTCTCCCGTCACCATCCTCCCCGGCCCGCGCGAGAGGGCGGATTCGAGGGCGGCATTGTGCGCATCGACGATCGCCTTGGCATCATGATCTGTCAGGCCGTAGACTGGCAGGTTTATCGTCGGCCCATCCGGCCTGTCGTGCCACACGTCGTCAGTCGACGGTCGGGGCGGCGCATTGATGATGAAGAGCGCATCGTTCATAGCTCCGAGCCACCAACGATGCCCCTCACTGACGCCCCGCGCCTCTACTGGAGCGGGGGAGGCGGAGAGCGCACGCTTGATCTCGGCTTTAGCGGCGGCAATACCGGCGGCGCGCGTGTCGAAGCTTGGCACGGCGTCGAGATCGAGATGAATGCCGTCGAACAAATCCGAGCAAAGTGAGCGTCCTACATCCCGGCTGTCGGCGAAGTGAGTGTTGCGAAGATGGTTTGCCCATTCGAAGCCGATGTCGAACGCTTGTGCTGGGTCGACCCCGCCCGTCTCGCCCTTGCGCTGGAGCGATGCGAGATGCACGCGGGCGGCGTCGAGCACGATTGTTTGTGCTTCGTGACGGAGCGTATGCTCGTGCGGCTCCAGAGCTTTGTTCAAGTTGAGGGGACGATCGCATTCGGCAATCGCGCTCGCCAGCGCCTTCTCGTCGGTCATGATTTGGCTCGCTTTCGAAGGATGGTAAGGGCTTCGGTGATATCGTTACGAACATCGCCTACTACCTTATAGTCGATGCTAACCCATTGAGTCAGTCGCTCGACTAAGTGTGTTATAAGCCGGTCCGCGTCCTTCAGCGCACGTTCGATCTTGGCGTCATCGGGGATGTCTTCGGGCATTTCTTCTTCCTCAGTTTGTAGGTTGGATCGGATCGTGGGCCGGGATGTGGGGAGGTCGCCATCATATGCTCGCGATACCGACGTTCATATTCAGGATCGACTTCGGTCACCCGACGCCCATCCGCGAAGGTGTAGTCGCGGATAACTGGCATAGAGGGGTTGAGGTAGTCGATGAGGGGAGGAGGGTGTTTGCGTCGGCGCATTCAAATCCTCCGTGTGATCTTGATCGGCGGCCGTAGGAGAGAAGCGAGATTGATCGCAGGTTCGAGGGAATACGAGACCGATGCTCTGTCTATCTCAAGCTTCTCGGCGGTGTGGGTGAGCGCGATCGCCTCGTCTAGGGCTTCGAACATGGTCGATCCGCGGCCGTAGTCGGTGATTTGCCAATCGGAGTTTCGCAGGTTGGCGACCCAGGAGAGGTCCGCGCATTGGGAGCAGGTATAGACGAGCCAGCCAGAATTGGCCAGTTCGGCAAGGATGGTTTCGATGGAATGAGTTTCGCAGGTTGGCATAGGGTGATCTCGAGTTCAAGGGAAAGCGCTTTGGCAAGGCGGGTGAGGTAGTATAGGGTCACGGCGTAGACACCGCGTTCATAGGCGGAGACGGCGTTGCCGGAGATGTGCATTAGCTTGCCGAGCTCGACCTGAGTTAGAGCATGGCGAGTGCGGGTTCGGCGGATGAGAGTGCAGAGGCGGGGGTCTGAGTGACGAGGGTTGGAGTGATGCATTACAACGCTCCATTCTTGCGCAAGCTTGCCAACACTAAATCCGCGGCCTTGTCCGGCTTTGGCACAACCATCATGCTCGGGCCAGCATACTCATACGACTGCGTTCGGAGCATGTTGAGGGCGCGCCAGAGGCCGCCTTCGTGGAGGGGATAGGAGGTAATGTAGGGAGGAGTGCCAATCGCGGCACTCCCTGGGATTTCGACGTAGATTTCCCGGCCGTCTGTCCACATGCGGAGTGCGTTGATTGGCGCGGCCGAGGGTGCGAGGGTGGCCATAGTCGTTAGCCTTTCTTAGTCTTGCGCTCGGACTTTGGCAGACAGAATTCCTTCCAATCCGGCAGGGCTCGAAGGGTTGTGTTGGTTTCAGGGATATATCTGCGAACCCGGACCGAATATCTCCAACCATCTCGGCGGGAGCCTCGGTAGGAATTAAGATTTCGAGGCATAGGGGAAATCCCTTTCTGTCTATCTCAATGCGGGCCCGTCGGGTAGACTCTAACCCTTATCCTGCGAGGGAGTCGCACTCTCCCTCGCCGACTAAGGGTTAGTGGGAGGCGCGGTCTTGATACCAATTGTTGTTATACCAGCCAGGAACCTGCCCACCGCCATCATACCAATCTCCCCAAGTCATGGAGTTGGGCTTCTGCCAAGAGGTTCGGCCGGAGTAAGGCTTCGTCTCATCCCCTGCATCGCCTTGGCAAGTAGCGTGGATGGAAGTGTTGGCGAGGCCAGAATGGAAGCCGGGGTCAGATAGTGGCGCAGGCTCAGGCAGTTGGGTGATCTCACCTTGTGCCTGGGCTGCCTCAACGGGCTTAGGTGCAGCTTCGCTCACCACTCCGGCAGCCTCGACAGCCTTAGGCACCACAATCCCAAGCGCCGAAGTAACCTTCTCGAGCTTGTCTTCGGCAAGCAAGGCCCGAAAGCCGGCTTCGTCACGCTCGACCTCCAGCGAGCGGATGGTTCCGCGAAGCTCTGCGTTGGACTCAGTGGACTTGGACAGATCATCGACGAGACGATCGGCCGATTGAGTCTTACGCTCAAGAGCATCTTGGAGTTCGCGCACCTTGGCTTCGAGCTCTGGCACTCTCTCCGTTGCGAACTTCGCCGCTTCCATTGTAGCAAGGATATCGTTGATATTCACGGTCATCTGGGCTTAATCTCCGTTACTAAGGGCTTATTCCCGAAGTCTTTAGAGGGTAGTCGGAGCGATCCGAGTGTTGGTGTTAGGCGTCACTCTTGCTCGCTCCGGTGGGAGGGATTAGATCAGCGATCCGGTCTGCGCTAGGCACGTGTCCCGATCAATCTTCGCTTCTTCGTAATCCCCCGCCAAGTTCACGCCTTACTGAGCGTGGTGGGTGGTAGGCGCAGTGGCTTTCTTCGGCGGAATCTTCGCCGAGAGCTTGCCGGCCTGAGTCTTCGAGAGTGGCGCGTTGGCCTTCTCATCAGCCTTCTTCTTCGCAGCCTTCGCAATCAACGTCGGCGACTCAGAGATTAGGCTGGCGATGTCAACCGCCACAGGCTTCGCCGCACGGGCTTCGATATTGGCCTTGGCCTGTTCGATGAAGGATGCATCGGCGGCGAGGAGTTCTTTGGCAGCCGCCGTAATCTGCGAAGCCTCGACCATCGAAACGCGCATCTTCAGGACATTTCGAATGGTGTCCTTAACCTTCGCCTTGGCAAGGCGCAGGGCCTCTGTCATAACGACGCCGGAGACTTTCTTTCCGTTGGCGTCCACAGTCCCGGCAGTCGTGCGCTTGACATAACTGCCGTCTTTGATCTTGGCAAGCTTCGTCTCGGCCAGGGCCATCGCGTCGGTCTGGGCTTTGGCAAGCTCGTCGTCGACTAGGTCCTTGGTCTTGATCTTGGCGTTGCCGGCATTGAGAAGGACTTTGAGTCCTTCTGTGTAGATCAGGGCGATCATATTGTCGCCTACGTCACCAACAGGGATATCCGTGTCGGTGTTGAAGAGGATATACTTCCCCTTTCCGGCTTTGGTAATGGGAATTCGTAGTTCGGCCATTTCTGGCGTCCTTGGTTACAGCTGTCTTAGGTTGGGCGTAAGCCCGGGTTCAGCCTTTGGATACTATCGGCGATAGCAAGGATACGGGCCGAAGCCTAGTCCTTCCCGATCTATGATCCGCGGCTCGTGTCGAAGAGACACGGAAGGATACATAGCCAACGCTGCATGACGTTGTGGCAGCTTCCCATTCACCAACACGCATGGGTCTTGCATATCCCATTCGCTCCGCTAGTGTGAGTCGCGTCTATGTATCCGTCCCTATCTCTAGTGTCCGTGAATGGGGAGATAGACACAGGGCTATCTCAATCTCCCCATTGGCTGACACTAGATGAATAGCGGATCGTGCTTAGGCTTGACCACACACCAAGCAATCCGCAATCGACCAATCCGCAACCAACGCATTCCGCCGATCTTACGGTAGCTCATAGGCTTATCCTCCTGGTTGATTGTGGGCATATCCTACCACCGACCGCCGCTGGCGTCAATGCGGCGAATTGTCGCACCAAGGGAGAGGTAGAGGTCATCCCTTGGGCCCTTTGGGTAGACCTCGACGCTTTGGCTATCTCAATCATGTTTCGATCCTTCATTGTCCCTATATCATACCACAGTTCGTAGTGAAAATCAAGGATTATTTTCCGTGATTTTGTTGGATATAGTCGATCTGTGTCTGGAACGTGTCACGAGCAAGCGCATATCCTTGGGCATACTCAACGTTGTTGTTCCACTCATTACTGCCAATAGGACATTCGCTGACAACGCTAGAAGTGCGCGATTTGTCTATCTCAACGTTGCAATGCTTGATAAGATCGTTGAGAACCCATTTGGGAATACGATCAAGCGAGATCATCACACAGTCTCCAACACTCTGTCTATCTCAACACTCTCCCGCCACACTCCGTCGAACCTATCAACCAACCGTCGGCCGTAGTATAGGGCAATCGCCGTGATATCATATCCTCGCCGAAGCCGGGCGAAGTATCGCTCTTCACACAAAGCCTTGGCCTCAGCCAATCCTTCTCCTAGGTGAAACCCAGGCACGAACTCATCCGTGGAACGTTCGATGGACATTGTGTAGGGCATGAGGTTATTCCTTCGGTGTGCAGAATGTGAGGACAACACTGGTGACTGTGGGATAGCTAGCCTTGATATTTGACCATACCATATCAAGGCTTGCAGCTTCTAGCTCTAGATCAATCTCCTCCTCTTGACCTTCCAGGGTATAGTTGATAGTCACGGAAATCTTGAACATGGGTATCTCCCTCTGCGATCCCCTATCATCCGCTCCAATTGCGGCCGAATTGTGACCGATCGGCGCGACCAGATGTCGCACCAAGGATAGGGAAGGACCTAGGCGCTGGTCTCAACCCACCAATCCGACCATCCCACTGCCCTAACCTTGGATAGTCCATGGAACCCCCGCGTATAGTCCATGGAACATCCTTGCATCCACTTAGAACACCGTCAGGGCGGTCATACGGTGCCACATGGGTCTGTGTCTTGGGGGTTAATAGGGGGGGGGGGGGAGGAAAAAGACCCCTTCCCATGACCAAGTGGCCGAAACGCTGGAATCTCGAGGGATGCAAGGGGAATCCATGGACGTTCCACGGAGGTTCCTTGGACTATCCCAGGAATGGAAATCTTCGCGCGAGATTCGCAGGTAGGGTCGCGTGGGAAGATTAGGGAAGAGTTGGGAAGGGTCGAGAGCTTGGAGAGTGTGGCAAGGATACAACATAGCCTAGGTGCGACATATTGCCGCATCGATTGCTGCGCTGCACAATGAGATTTCGCTTGATTGTGCAGTGCGATATGTGCGATTGATTGCTCGCCGAGACGGAGAGACAGCCATGAACGCGGATCACTGCGAACATGTCATCGCCTATCTCAACTACTTGATGATGACATGCTTCGATCAAGCCAAGTATCGTGAGTTGCAACGACGCTGGGCTTACTACCGAAACCGCAACGATCAATCGAAAGGCTAACCCGATGACCATCCTCGCCGACACCTCCAAGCCCTCATACGAGCAACTTGTCGCCATGCTCGCCGACATGAAAGCCCAACAAGCCCAGCGCATCACCTTCAAGATCACCGAGCCGCGCCTAAACGAGAAGACCGGCAAGACCTCAGTCGGCGGCGGCGTCTCGGTCTACGGCCTTGGCCAATTCCCGGTCACCCTATACGCCAGCCAGTGGGAACGCCTCATCGAAGCCATCCCCTCCCTAATCGCCTTCATGCGAGCCAACGCATCCCGCTTGACCCGCAAGGCGAAGTGATCGCAGTCTACCGACGATTGGCCCCGGGCACACCCCCGGGGCCAAAATTTCGTCCCTTCGCGCGGGCCATACCCCCTTTCGGTAAAAAATATAATTTTTGGATTTTGGAATTCCCCCTTTCGATAAAAATTCCCGATTTTGAAAATCCCCAATTCTTGGCCCCTTGACTTTCCTAGACACTGTGGTATAGTCGGGACGCAGATGGGAGAAGTGCGATGCGCGTCGAGAGATGGTTTGATCGGATCGGGATTGAGGCGACCGAGGTGGGGTCGCGGATGGTGGATGGGCGATTGGATCACCGGCCGGTGGCGAAGGAAGAGTCCTCACCAATCGATGGCCTTGGCATCTACGTGCTCTATCTCAACGGCGAGGTTGTCCACATAGGTAGGGCCAAATCCGTCTCTGCGACCATCCGCGCACACGCCGCCCTAGTGGATAAGCCCGTTCCACCCTGGGCCCCGATCAAAGGCATTCGCTTCGACCACGCCGAGTTCTACGCGTCACATCCTGATCGGATCGATGCAGACTTCGACACGATCTTTCGTTCCTTAGGAAAGTCCAAAGCAGCCTAATCCGATGAACATCCACCGCGACCACCGATCCCCACGCATCTCCGCGGTCCGCTCCATGACCCGCGAGGACTTGGCTGCGCTTCAGAAGAAGTCCGCCTCGACCCTCGGTCATGTTATGAAACTCCGCGATTCCCACCACAAGGTCGCGCGCCTGCTGGCCTCCGGGATGAACCAATCCGAAGTCGCGGCGATGACCGGCTACTCCGCCAATCGCATGTCTCTCCTCGCCAATTCCCCGACGATGATCGAACTCATCGCCCACTACCGCAATCTCGTCACGGAATCGTGGAAAGAATCCCAAGACGAATACTACGCCTATATCTTCACCAACGGCCTCAAAGCCCAGCGGATGATCTCCGACCAACTCGACGAGGCCGACGACTCTGGCGCAACCCCCGTCCCACTCAACCGACTCCTCGCGATCGCCGCCGATTCCGCGGATCGCGTTGGCTACACCAAGAAGTCGACCACCGTCAACATCAACGTCGACTTCGCGGCCAAGCTCGAAGCAGCTCGGCGGCGCTCGATGAAGGTAATTGATTCACCAACGGATCAATCCCTCGCCATCACCGACGCCGCCTGATGCCCTGGAGGGAGATGATCATGGGCTTTCATCTCCCTCTAGTGGGCCAAGGGTCACCATGCTAGACAAGGTCAACCCACTCGGCATGGACTCCGGCCTCGTCGACTGGCTCGCCTCGGTCACCGACGACCCGCTCGCCTTCACCCTTGGCGCCTACCCATGGGGCGAACCCGGCACAGTCTTGGAGAAGTTCGATGGCCCTGACCAATGGTCCCGCGATCTCTTCGCCCAGATCAAAGCCGGAGTCATCGACACCACCCGCGCCATCCAGATCGCCACGGCTAGCGGACATGGCATTGGTAAGTCTGCCACAGTGGCATGGATCATCTTGTGGGCATTTTGCACTTTTCCCGACACTCGTGGCGTCGTCACCGCCAACACCGAAGCCCAGCTGAAGACCAAGACTTGGAGTGAGCTGGGTAAATGGTACAATCTCTGCTGGTTCACCCGCGAGCACTTCACCCTAACTGCCACCGCCCTCCTCTCCAAAGACCCCGATCGCGAACGCACTTGGCGCATCGACGCCATCGCTTGGTCCGAGAAGAACCCAACCGCCTTCGCCGGCCTACACAACCAAGGCAAACGGATTATCCTGATCTTCGACGAGGCCTCGGAGATTCATGACATGATCTGGGAAACAGCCGAAGGAGCACTCACCGATGCTGACACTCAGATTATTTGGCTTGTCTTCGGAAACCCGACCCGCAACTCTGGCCGATTTCGAGAATGCTTCGCTGGCGGACTACACCACGAGCATTGGCAATGCCGGCAGATTGACTCTCGATCTGTCGCCGTTACCAACAAAGACCGCTTCGACAAATGGATTCGCACCTACGGCATTGATTCCGACTTCGTCCGAATCCGCGTTCTTGGCCAATTCCCACGGCGCGGTGAGATGGAATTCTTCTCCTCGATTGAAATAGACGAAGCAATGACTCGCGAAGTTCCCTACGTCGACCGCTCCACTCCCCTTGCCGTTGGCGTCGACGTCGCCCGCTTCGGCCGGAACAACTCAGTCATCTTCCCCCGCAAAGGCCGCGACGCCCGGACCATCGAACGCCGATCCTACAACGGCATCGCCACGACCGAACTAACCAACAACGTCTTCCAAGTCTTCACCCAATATCATCCCGACGGAATCTTCGTCGATGGCGGCGGAGTAGGCGGCGGCGTGGTCGACCAGTGCCGAGAGCGCCGACTCTACGTGACCGAAGTTCAATTCGGCGGCAAAGACGACATCACTGGCATCGTCTTCGACACCATGGGCGAACGCTACGCTAACAAACGCGCCGCAATGTATGGCGCCCTCCGCGCATGGCTCAGAACCGGCGCGATCCCGCCCGATCACGAGCTCAAGAAAGCCATGCTCGCGATCAAATACACCCACAATACCAAAGACCAAATCCAGCTCATGTCGAAGGAAGACCTCCTCGATGACAACCCAGGCCTTGTCCTCGACGACCTCGACGCCCTAGCCCTCACCTTCGGCGGCCCAATCGCCAAATCCGCGATCGCCGGCGGGGACTTCCCACATGATGATCTCGTCGTGAGTGAGTATGACCCATATGCCCCCGAGCGCATGGTAGCATGATGTTCTACCCGTAGGGCCCTTATTCCATGCGCCCTTCCCTGAGTCTACCCGAAGGGCCCAAATCGGCTCGCTAACCATAGGCAATCCAATGGCTAATCCACTCCAAATCATCCTCGGCGGGTCCGCCGCCCACCAACAACGCGAAGGCGCGGTCGCCGAAGCCGCGGCCCAATCCGGGATGCCTCAGGCCCCGCCAGCCCAGGCGGCCCCAGCCACTTCCCCAATCCAAGGCCCATCCGGCGCCGGGAAGCAATCCTTCCTGTCTCAGGCCGCCGTGGCCCCACAGCAACAGAACACCTCCACCAAGACGCTTCTCGGCTCATAGCGAAGCGTGTCCCCCGCAGTCAACAGAAAGCATCTACCATGATCTCTCCTTCCATCGGCCGAGTTGTTTGGTTCAGGACTGGTTTGCCTGAGCAGGGTGAGCAGGCATTCGCCGCACTTGTCACCTATGTCCACTCCGATACTATGGTGAACCTCGCAGTGTTCGACGCCAATGGCGTTCCCTTTGCCGAAACATCCGTGACCCTTGTGCAGGACAACCAACCAGTCCCAGCCGGTCGATATTGCGAATGGATGCCCTATCAAAAAGGCCAAGCCGCAAAGACTGAGGCACTTGAGAAGAAGCTTGGATCATGAGATTCTCCACTCCGCCTTCCATCCCCTTCTCCGAACGCATCGCCGGGCTGCGCCTACTCCTATCTGCCTTCTCCCTATTCTTCGAGGACTACTTCCGTGCAAGTCCCCGCTAACTCCAACCGCCCCAAGTCTCGGCTCCCGCCCATCTCCCCTAAGTTCGTGATGATGGCCGCTGCCGCCATGCATGCCCAAGGCCGACTCGTCAAGCCCAACGAAGTCGAGGTCTCCACTCCGGCCTCCAACACCGCCACCGATTCCATCCCTTCGGACTCCCGCCCAACCCTATGACCACCGACTCCGACCTCGCTTACCGCCGATATTGCGAAGGTCGCCTCATCGGCGAGCGCGTGAACCGCTATTCTTGGTGGGTCCATTGGCGCGAACTCGCCGATTACTACCTTCCACGGAGATATAAATGGATCATAACCCCGAACCAAATGGCGCGCGGATCGCCGATCAACCAACACATATTGGACTCTTCTGGGACAATCTACGCACGCAACCTCGCGTCCGGATTAGTATCCGGGAAGAGTTCGCCAACTCAGCCGTGGTTTCGCATTCGTATTGGTCGCCTAGATTCCACCGAAACCACCCCGGTGTCATTATGGCTAGCCGAATGTGAACGCCTTCTCTACCTAATCTTCTCCGAGTCCAACTTCTACAACGCCATCGCCATATTCTACTTCGATCTCGTCATCTTCGGCACGGCCTCACTCCTCATCTACGACGACTTCGCCAACGTCATCAACTGCATCAACCCCTGCCTTGGCGAGTTCTACGTCAACATCGACGGCAAATACCGCCCGGTGATCTTCCTCCGCGAGTTCACCATGTCAGTCGACGCCTGTGTCGACGAATTCGGCATCGGCAACGTCTCCGACTCCATCCGCCAACTCTACAACGACACCGGCGGCGCCAATCGCACGCGCGAACTAATCGTAGCCCATATAATCGAGCCCAACGATGATGGAAAAGCCCGTGACTTTGGATTCTCTCCGCGATTCAAATATCGGGAGGCATACTTTGAGTGGGGCGGATCAACTGGGCCCCAGGGCGGAGTCTCAACTCCTCCTGGATTTCTTCGGAGAAAAGGCTATCACGAGCTCCCCGCCATCACAGGTCGGTGGGACGTGGTGTCTAATGACCCATACGGACGAAGCCCTGGCATGGACGGTCTCGGTGACCAGAAACAAGTTCAGCTAGAAACCCGCCGCAAAGCCCAGGCCATCGACAAAATGGTCAACCCTCCGCTCGTCGCGGACATGCAGCTCAAAAACCAACCAGCCAACTTCACCCCAGGCGGAATCACCTATGTCACCGGATTCACCTCTGGCGGCAAGCCTGGGCTTGCGTCAGTCTACGAAACCAAATTCCCAGTTCAAGAAATCACCGCCGATCTCGAGACCGTCAAGCAGCGCCTATCCCAAATCTTCTTCAATGACATCCTACGCGTCGCCTCCCAATACGAGACTCGCTCTAACGTCACGGCTGTGGAATGGGACCTTCGTAAGTCCGAATCTTTGGTCATGCTCGGCCCCGCCCTTGAACGGATCGACAACGAAGTCCTCAAACCCATAATCGAACGCGTCTGGGGCATCGCCTCTCGCGCCGGAATCCTTCCACCCGCCCCGGCCGAAATCCAGGGCAAGATGATGAACATCGAGTTCGTCTCCATGCTCGCCCAGGCCCAACAAGCAACCAAAGCCGCCGGTATCGAACGCCTTCTCTCCCTCGCCGGCAATCTCGTCGGCGTAGTTCCTGAGATCATGGACAACATCGACACTGACTATTCCCTCGAGAAAATGTCCGATCTCCTCAACAACGACCCCAAACTCATCCGCTCGGCCAAAGCCCTCGCCTCCATCCGCCAATCCCGCGCCAAGCAACAGCAACAAGCCGCCCAAGCTCAGCAAGCCGACATCGCCCAGAAGCTCTCAGTCGGCGCGAAGAATCTATCCCAGGCTGACATGGGCGGCGGCCAGTCTGCCCTTCAACAACTCGCCGGGGGCCAAGGTCAGTGACCTACAACGCCTCCTCCCGCAAGGACATCCGCCGTGTCGAGAAATCCGCAAAGCTCGCCGAAGACAACCGAATCGCCTTCATCAAGGCCGCTATGGACACTCTCCAAGGACGAACTTTCTTCTACGATCTCCTCTCTTTCTGCCATCTCTTCTCAGACCCATTCACTGGAGATGCTCTTCGCGAAGCGTATAGCAAAGGCGAGCGAAATGTGGGCCTTCGTCTATTTGCGGATGTCATTGCTCACTGTCCCCAATCCTACATCACCATGATGTCCGAAGCCCAAATACAGGAAATCCTCAATGACCGACGCAACCTCGACGACGACGACAGCGACCCCGGAGACGACGACCTCTCCGACACCACTGGCGAACTCCGCTGAAGCCAGAAACGCTGATGGCTCACTCAAAGACCTAGCCCTAGGGACCAAACCCGATGCCGATACGACGAAGTCGACTGAACCCGACCCGAAATCTCCGACAGACAGCAAAGACGGAAAGACTCCGACCGTCCCCGAAGCCTACACCTTCAAAGCCCCAGAAGGCTACACCCTCGACGAAAAGCTGATCGCCGATGCAACCCCGATCTTCAAGGAAATGGGGCTAACCCAAGACGCAGCCCAGCGCCTTGTCGATTGGTATTCCAAAACCCAAATCGCCAACAACAAAGCCATCGACGACACCGTCACCAAGATGCGCAACGAATGGCGCGATACCGTCTCCAAAGACCCCGAGATCGGCGGCAAGCTCGATGCAGTCAAAGCCAACATCGGCAAAGCCCTTGCCTCAGTCAACGACCCGAAACTCGTCGCCGACTTCAAATCCGCCATGGACCTCACCGGTGGCGGCGACCATCCAGCGATCATCAAAGTCCTCAACAAATGGGCCGAAGCAGTCAACGAAGGCACCGCAGTCTCCGGCAAAGGGCCGTCCCCCCACGGTCAGCTCGCCCCCGGTCAAACCGCGAAACCCTCGCCTGCCGCCGCTCTCTACCCCACACTCCCGCACTGAGCCACATCGAGGGCTGAACAGCTAACGCTCAGATCAGTTAGGGCCTCCACCAACCAAAGGAACCTCTCATGGCCACTATTGGTGCTACCGCACTGACGTATGCCGATTGGGCGAAACGTATGGACGACGGCTACCGCGTTGCCTCCATCATCGAAATCCTATCCCAAACCAACGAAATCCTCGATGACATGCTCGTCGTCGAAGGCAATACCCCCACCGGGCACAAAACCACCGTCCGCACTGGCCTACCCCAGGCCACTTGGCGCCTGCTCAACACCGGCGTCCCCAACGCCAAATCCACCACCGCGCAGATCGTCGACACCTGCGGCAATCTCGAAACCTACGCCGTGATCGACAAAGACATCGCCGATCTCAACGGCAACACCGCAGAGTTCCGCCTCTCCGAGGTCCGCGCGTTCCTCGAAGGCATGTCCCAGCAGATCGCGTCGACCCTTATCTACGGCAACCAGTTCGTCAACCCCGAGCGCTTCACCGGCCTCGCCCCACGCTATTCCACCAAAACCACCGCCAACTCCAACACCGCCAACAACGTCCTCGACGGCGGCGGAACCTCCTCCACCAACACCTCCATCTGGATCACCACCTGGGGCTCCGACACCCTCCACGCCACCTTTCCCAAGGGCAAAATCACCGGCCTCCAACACCGCGACATGGGCGAGTGGCCAGTCACTGACTCCGGCGGCAACACCTACC